CTGCAGCTAGTAAAATATTTATAAACAAGGATTTAATTGACTATGGGAAAGAAGACAAAGCTTACAAACATTCTGGCTGAAGAGAATCCAGCGGAAAGCAGCATGGGCATAACAGCCGCATCAACAGCATCAACTGCTCTAGAAGATGCTGACAGCACAGAAGTGTCATCCACTGTGCAGAACATTGGATTCAAGCGCAAGACAGCGGCTGATGAAGAGAAGCTTGAGAAATATGATGCTCTAGAGAAGACTGTGGTTGATCTCCAGAAAGAGAAGGAAGCTCTTGAAGAGAAAGTGACTAGCTACATTGTGCGTCTAGAGAAGATGAAGAGCTCAGCTGATGAGATCTCTAAGCTCAAGTCAGAAGTTGAAGCTCTCAAAGCCAAGCTCAAGACTGCTGAAGACCAGACAGCAAAAGCTAAGAAAGACTTTGCAGCTGCTAGAAGTGAAGCTGATGACTATCTAGTCAAGATATCTGAGCTGGCGTTTGAGAATGCAAAGATGACTGCTGAGATGAATGAGCTGAAGAAAGCTCAGCAGAAGAAGCCTGCAGCTCTGCCGCAGGGCAAGCCTGGAAAGAAGGACATCGCTGAAAGAAGTGCACCAAACCAGCCGCAGTTTGCTCCAAAGACAAATGTCCCCCAACAGAGCAACTCTTATCTAGCTCAGCCGAGAAAAGATGTCTACAACCCATACTTCAACAACGGATATGGGTCTTGGTGACATAGACTTCTGCATAGATGCTTATGCGCAGACAAGCGGACCGACAAGGTCCGCTTTTTTGTTGATTCATGTCTAACATCAGTATCTTATTTTTTGACATGGAAATGGATTTTGGAAGAGATGACATTGAGAAGATGCTTTTCAAGAGAGCATCACTCGACAAGAAGTGGATGAACATCTTAGCAGGGACGTTTGATGAGAGGTTCTTCAAGACTCCCTATCTTGGGACATTAGCTTTGCTTCAAGTGCGGTACTACACAAAGTACGGCACTATGGCAAACTTCCAGACACTTCTGTCATTGATGAAGGGATATGCAGCTAAGAACCCAGCAAAAGACATTGACTTAGCACAGGTTACAGAGCTAGTCAATGACATAACATCATTTGACTTGCACATTCCTGATGAAGTTGCAAACAGCAATATGAAAGAGTTCATACGGAGAAATGCATTCTACAATGCATTATATGACAATGCTGGACTTCTTAGAGATGATGAGAGCGGATATGAGAAAGTTGTCACAAAGTGCTTAGAGAACTTTGACAGAGTGCAGAAGCTCACATTCAATGACACTGACTTGGGCATGGACTACTTTGATGCTGAAGCAATGAAGCGGCATTGGGAGTACATAAGCAATCCTGAAGCAAAGATCAAGACAGGCTGGGACTATCTAGACATATACACACATGGTGGCTTCTTGAAAGAGGGACGTTCATTGTATCTGTTCATGGCACAAGCTGGTCTTGGAAAGTCATTGTTCATGTCAAACTTGGCCGTGAACTTCTTGAAGCAGGGGCTTAGTGTGGTAGTAATCTCACTTGAGATGTCTGAAGATGTGTATGCACAGAGATTTGATGCACATATATCAAGACATGACATAAACAAGCTGAAAGAGAATGAAGCCTCAGCTGTTGAAGAAATAAAGAAGTTCTACAAAGACCATCCAACGTCAAACTTGTACATAAAAGAATATCCACCGAAGTCAGTCACATGCAATGAGATCAAGTCATATCTTGAGACATTGAAAGCAAATGGACACCACTTTGATGTGATAATTGTAGACTATCTGAACATTGTCAAATCGAGCATGAAGACGGACAACATGTTCATAGATGGTCTTGATGTGTCAGAGAAGCTTAGAGCAATAAGCTATGACATGAAATGCCCAGTCATCAGTGCAATACAGACAAATCGTGAAGGCATGAACAATGACAAAGTTGGCATGGAGAACATATCGCAGTCAAGCGGCATTGCATTCACTGCAGACTTCTTGATGTCATTGTTCCAGACAGATGTTGACCGTGACCACGGCCAGATACGTGGAAGAATATTGAAGAACCGTCTTGGAGGCATGATAGGCCAGACATTGACATTTGATGTAGATCCACATTCTCTTGTCATAGAGAACAGAGCTCCAGATGATGAAGGAAACAATGCATGTGATGAAGTCATGACAAAAAAGATGAAATCTGCTGACAAGATGATGAATGACATCAATGACAGCCAGAAGTCACTCATTGACATGTGATTTTTTTCTACAAATTTCTACAATTTAGAGTATATTTTAATATGGCAAACACTTCATAGGATGAGAAGAGCAGAAAGTCTTCTTTCAAAGATGTCCTGGCAAAGGTTGTAGAAGCTGTCAAGACACCATTCAAGCAGAATGACAAAGCTGGAAAGCTGTCTAAGAATGACAAAGCAGACAAGACTGCTAAAAAAGAGAAGACTAGAAAGCCACTGTCTAGAAAGAAGCCTACTGTCGGCAGACATCTGCCAAGAAGCAAGAAGTCTCCAGTGCCTTCTCCAAAGAAAGCTCCCATCTAGAAGAAGCCGAGGGCTAAGAAGCCTGAAGCTAAGCTGCCGCTTGACTAGAATGCATAGTCTGCTGCAGTCAAGCGAGCCCCGTCTAAGAAGAAAGATGCACCTGATGTTCCATTTGCTGAGAACACATCAAATGTCTCAGAGTCAAGATTCTTCTATTCAGATGACAAGTTCATTGACACATTTGAAGATGAAAGCATCTATGAGCTTCTTCTGTCTAAGCACAAAGACTTCACTCCAGACCAGCCTGATGCTGCAAAGCGAAGCACTATACTGCAGATCTTAGATGATGATGAGTTCATGGCTCAGCTGTTTGAGTATTATGACATGAACATAATGGACTTTCTGAAGTTTCTGTTCAGACTGTGCCCAAGTGTGTTCAAGGGGTTCTTCATAAGTAAGATATAGTCATTGTTGAAAGACAAGGACTACTTGAAAGATGTCAGATTTGCAAAATACACAAGACCAAGAGCAAAAGCCTCAGCAAAGAAATATTCGTTTCTTTGATGGGCCGCATCTTGCAAAAGTGTTTGCATATTTTATCCATTTGAAGAAGCCAAATGTGAAGAAAGACGTTCCCATGATGCTGATGTCTGGGAAGTCACTGTACAATCCACACAAGAAAGCATTTGACAACTTTGCTGCAATGGCAGAGAAGAATGGCTTTGATGTCATTCCATATGCTAAGTTCTGTGTTGACAACGGCATCAGTGCCAAGAACATTGAGATATGTCTCACCAGCTCAAATCTTCTAGCAAAGTACAATGACAGCAACAGAGAGACTCTTCGTCTGAAGAAGATATACAGATGGTTTGTCAAGTCAGCATCAAACATAGCTCATGAAGCAGTTGACATGGACTTCTTCTCAGCTAAAGACTTCATACGGATGCTAGTTGAGACAAAGCAGATAGCAGCTTACATTGTCTCAGGCAGAATATCATTGTACTATTTTGCAGCAATTCCCAAGTTCAACAAAGCTGTTCCAAAGCTTGACTATTTCTCTAGAATAGAGCTGCAGCCAGTTGAGAGATGGTATGAGATCTACCATTCTGATGTCAACAAAGCATTTCTGCAAGAGAAGAAGACAATGGTCAACCCTCTTGAGTTTACCGATCTTCTGATGAAGAAGATCAAAGAGAATAAGTCTACATCAGGTAAGATTTAAACAATCTGCATTGAGCAGAGACATAATTACAACACATCAACAAAGAAAAGAAAGAAGAAACAAACATGTGCACATTCATGTCAACACTTCCAAAGCATTCGAACATAATCGGTGCTCCGAAGAAGAACACAAATCTAGAGATGTTCTTGCAGCCATGCAAGGACATTGATGGCAAGAAGACCTACTACAGTGTCAGGCTTCTTGCATTTGGCTCAAAGAGCGGTCGAGACGATCCACACATCACACGCTTTGTCCACACTGGCTGGCAGAAAGACCCCAAGACTGGCAAGAACAGAATGGTCAAGGTTGTATGCCCAGCTCATACTCCATGGGTAGAGACTGAGGGAAACAAGTCATCTTCATGCAAGATCTGCAACTACGTGAACCAGCAGTGGTCTATCTACAATGAGTCTGGAAAGACCGATGCCACTGCGCGCACTCATGCATCTTCAGCTGGACGGCGTTTTGAAGCAGTAGTGCCGGTGTACGTCAAGAATGACCCCAACTACGAGAAGAACAACGGCAAGTTCAAGGTCATCATCTTCAATGACAAGGACCAGTACATGAACTTCAGAGAGCTCATTGACAAGAAGGTGAGAGAAGTTCCAGTGTTCAACGGCGGCAAGGCAGTGAACTGCTTGATCCATGTCACTCGTGAAGAAGTGCCGAAGAAGTCTGGCGGAACATTCTCTAGAAATGTGATTGACAAGATAACTTTCTCAACTGAGCCAAAAGAGATTCCAGCAATCAACAGCAAGAACATTGAAGCCTCTTTTCCGTTTGATGCAACATACTTCTGCCCTTCGGATGAAGAAGAGATCAATGACTTCTACACAAAATTCTGTGTGGTGACAAATGATGACATCCCGGAAGATGATGACATTCCTGTATACAAGAGTGACACATACTCTAAGCCGGCTCCAGTGAAAATACCTGAGAATCCAGCAGCTGAGACTAGCACTTCAGCTGATGACATCTCGACAGATGACCTCAACTCTATCATTGATGACACACCAGCTGAAGACAATGACACAAGCTTAGAGACGGACCCTGATGAAGAGGGGCTAGTAGACGAGCCAGCTCCAGCAAAGTCTGAAGACAAGCCTGCGCCTCCAAGCTCAGATGATGATCTTCTTGCAGAGCTTGGCTTCTAAGCGGTAAAATATAATTTGCTAGGTGAGAAAAGATTCCATCTAGCTGAAGAAAGACAATGATTGAAAAACAACATTAAACAAAGGAACAGACAATGCTAAGATTATTCAATGAAATGGACAACATGTTCAACTGGATGGACGCAATGTTCAACTACCAGCTGTCATCAATAGGCAATCGTGGATTGAAGCCTGTGATAAACCGGCCCCACAACTTGATCACCAAGCGTGACGAGAACGGGAAGGTCATTGGATACACAATAGAAGTTGTGTACACTCCATTCCGCAAGGATGAAGTGAAAGTTGAAGTCGAAGACCGCAATCTCACCGTTAGATGTGGCGCTGAGAACAAGGTCAAAGATGACAACATGGACTACTGCGGCATATCATATCAGAGCTACAAGTTCACCATCCCTCTGGCAAATGACATTGATGTGAATGCCATTGATGCCAAGGCAGAAGACGGCATTCTCAAGATCCAGCTTCCGGTGAAGAAGCTGGAAGAGAAGGCAACACCTGTCATTGCAATTGAGGTGAAGTGAGCTGAGGCAATGATCTAAGAGTAGTCTTTCTTCTATGCAGACAGCAGATGCTTCTACCGCAGATGCTGTCTGCATTTTCAATTTAAGACAGAAAAATAGACAAAGGACAAAGAAATGGCAAAAGCTATAGTGTATGACCAGGATGCCAAGAAGGCAATCCTTGCTGGTGTTGAGAAGCTTGAGAAGGCTGTGAGCATCACTCTTGGCCCAGGCGGCAAGAATGTGATAATGGATGAGTATGGCTCTATACACTCATCTCGTGACGGTGTGACAGTTGCAAAGTCAATTGTCCTCAAAGACAAGTTTGAGAACATCGGTGCAAATGCAATCAAGGAAGTAGCTGAGAAGTCAAATTCAAAGTGTGGTGACGGCACGACAACTTCAACTCTGCTTGCTGCATCAATATTCAAGAATGGCTTGAAGTATGTGTCTCTTGGAAGCAATGCAACTCATGTCAAGAACGGCATCAATGCAGCTGCGAAGCATGTTGTGAAGTTCATTGAGGGCATTGCTCAGCCGATTTCGACAAAAGAAGACATCAGACGTGTGGCAACAGTGTCAGCAAACCATGACAAAGAGATCGGCACTATCATTGCAGATGTCATGGACAGCATCGGCAAAGACGGCACTATCAAAGTCGAAGACGGCAACACCATGGAGCTCCACAGCAAGATTGTTGAGGGAATGGTGATTGACCAGAGCTTTGTCAGCCCATACATGGTGACAAATGCTGAGACAAACGAGGCCGAGCTCGAGAAGCCATACATCTTGCTGGCGAACAAGAAGCTTGCAAACATCCAAGAGCTTCTTCCATGCCTGCAGTCTGTGACTCAGACCGGCGGCTCACTTCTCATCATTGCAGATGAAGTCCAAGAAGACATCATATCAACAATCATTGTCAACAAGCTGCGTGGATTCAACTGTGTTGTTGTGAAGTCTCCATCATATGGCAACTCAAGGAAGGCAATCCTTGATGACATTGCAACGCTCTGCGGCGGAAAGGTTGTCTCAGATGAGACTGGTGTCAGTCTTGAGAATGCAGCAGTCGGCGGTGATGTGCTTGGCTCTGCAAGCCGAGTTGTAGTCAACAAAGACAGCACTGTGATAATCGGCGGTGCCGGAGACCCTGCTGAAGTGGAAGCTCGTGCCCAAGCTCTTCGAGCTCAGATTGAAGTTGCAGAGAATGAGTATGACAAGTCAAGGCTTGCTGAGCGTCTTGCAAAGTTGACCGCTGGAATCGGCATAATCTCAGTCGGTGCAACAACTGAAGCTGAGCGCAAAGAGAAGCGTGACAGAGTTGATGATGCATTTGCAGCTTCAAAGGCTGCTGTGAGAAGCGGCATTGTCCCTGGCGGCGGCGTTGCTCTTCTGCTGGCAAAGAAGGACTTGAACACATGGATTGACTCTTCAGACGACCTTGAGTCTGATGATGAGAAGATCGGTGCAAAAATCCTTGCTGAGTCTCTTGATGCACCAATTAAGAAGATCTTTGAGAATGCTGGAGTTGACACATCTCTGACAGTTGCAAAGATCCTTGAGAACAGCAGCAATGTGAGCAATCTCGGATATGATGTCATATCGAAGAAGTATGTTGACATGGTTGAAGCCGGCATCATTGACCCAGCGGAAGTTGTTGTCAATGAAGTGCAGAACTCTGCCAGCATCGGCGGACTTCTTCTAATCACAGACTGTCTAGTTGTTGAAGAGCCTGAAGAGAAGAAAGCTGAGCCCCAGATGCCAGCTGGATTCTAAGATGCTGATTCACAAGAAGCAACAAAAAATGCGGGCGTGGACTTTGGTCTACGCTCGTATATTTTTTACATGGCAGAGACAATATAGATAGACGGAGATGTCTTAGTGTTCACAGACATCCACTTTGGAGTCAAAGGGAACTCTCCTCTCCGGCAGAAGATGTGCGCAATGACAGTGAAATGCATTGTTGATGAGATCAAGAAGAGAAGCATCAAGAATGTCATATTCTGCGGTGACTTCTTCCACTAGCGGAATGCATTGACTGTTGACACATTGAACATAGCTCATAGATGTCTGAAAGCAATAGCTTCACTAGCTGATGTCTACATGATACTCGGAAATCATGACTTGTTCAACAAGAACACGGTTGATGTCAACTCAGTCAGCATATTCAAAGACAATCCAAAAGTGCATGTCATAGACCACACGGCTGAAGCTGCTGTCAATGACAAGAAAGCTGTCATGATTCCATGGCTTGGAGACATCTCTAGCTTTAAGAAGAGCTCATATGACTATGTCTTTGGACATTTTGACGTGTCATCTAAGTTCATAGCTCAGAGCTACATAGACTCTAACACCAAGAGAGCAGAAGCCTCTCAGAGTGCCTCAGATGAGCTTGAGAGTGAATTTGGAAGCAGCGCCAAGCTAGAAGCTGACGAGTCTGTGACAAACTTTGTAGACTTAGCTGTTCCAAGAGGGACTGTCTTTGCTGGACATATACACCAGCATAAAGAGATGGCTATAAAAGGACGTAAGTTCATATTTGTGGGAAGTCCCTGCCAGCAGACAACAGCTGACACCGGCTATGACACTGGATTCTATGTCATCAAAGCCGACGGCTCATATGAGTTCTGCAAGATAGACTCTGTGCCAAAGCATGTCAAGCTCAGATGCAGTGACATCATTGAAGAAGGCATAGACAAGTTTGACTTCAGCCCAGCAGCTGGAAACATTGTCCAGAAAGTCTATGATGTTGACATAAGCTTGAATGATGACTTAGAGATAAGCAAGAAGATCTCAAGTGCACTGCCATATGAAGAGCTGCTGCCAGACTACCAAGTGTCTCTAGACATGAACAGCAGCTTGGAAGATGAAGATGACATTGTCCAGACTTTGAAGAAGAGCAAACTTGACTACATAAAGAGCTACATAGACCGTCTTGACAGCAAAGCTCTAGAAGAAGATGGCATTGACAAAGCAAAGTTGTTTGCCGTATTGAAGAAGTACTATTCACAAGTAGAGAAAGACTGACATATGAATATAGTTTTCAAGAAGCTACAGATGCACAACTTCATGTCATTTGCTGATGAGACAATTGACTTCAGTGAATTTGATGGACTTACATTGGTGCAAGGCAAGAACAATGACATTCCAGGGTCAAAGAATGGGGTTGGCAAAAGTAACATGTGGGCAGCTTTGCTGTATTCTCTCTTTGGTCAGCTGCAGAGCAAGATAAAGAATGAGAACTTAGTGAACAGAAATGTCAAGTCAAATGATCTTGAAGTTGCTCTTCTGCTGGCAGTTGACAAGCAAGACTACATTGTCCGTCGTGGCGTGCTGAAAAGCAAGTCATCATCATTGAGTGTAGCTAGAATTGACAATAGCAAAGAGACTGACATCACAAAGTCTACTATAGCTGAGACACAAGAGATGATTGAGAGAGACATCATCAGATGTGACATAACAATATTCTTGAGGACAATACTCTTGACAGCAGACCAGACATACAACTTCTACATGCTGAAGAAAGCTGACAAGAAAGAGTTTGTTGAGAAGATGTTTGACATCTCAGTGTTTGAAGAGATGTACAAAGCAATACATAAAGATGCTCTGCTTCTAGACAAAGAAGCTGCAGCCAGCAGCAGCAAGATCATGGTGCTCAGCAAGAACAATGATGACTATGAAGCCAGAAAGAGCACATTTGAAGCCTCAAGAGATGCAAAGCTGAAAGTGCTAGCTAAGTCTCTTGAAGATCTCAAGAAGAAGCATGAAGCTGCAAAGAAGAAAGCTGATGAAGACCTCAGCCAGAGCAGCATAGATGCTCTGAATGAAGAGATCAACCATGCTGTTGATGAGATAGACAAGAACATGTCTAGAACTAGGTCTCTGCAAGAGAGCAAGATGAAGTCTGAGCTTGAGATCCACAAGCTTGAAGAGTCAGCAAAGATAAAGAGAAGCGCAATTGACAAGCACAAAGACATCTTGAAGAAGCTCTGCTCTGACTGCCGTCCAGTGTTTGTCAAGCACTACAGCTTAGACGGCATTGCAAAAGAAGTCAAAGCTCTAAATGAGCAGAGAGAGCAGATTGCTTCATCAATGTCATCTAGCATAGATGAGCAGATAAGAGAATGTGACAATGCAGCTAAGAGCTTGAGAGCTGGAATGGCAGAGAAGAGGTCTAAGCTGAAGTCTCTGATGGATGCATCATCATCAGCCAAAGCTGAAGTCAGAGCTCTTGAGTCTGAGATCAAAGACATTAGCCGGCAGCTTGACCAAGCAAAGTCTGGAGCTAATCCGTATGATGACCTGCTGTCAAAATGCCAAGCTGATCTAGCTGCAGAGAAAGACAAACTTGAGAAGACTGAAGTCAAGATGAAGTACTTGAAGAATGCTGAGACAATAGTCTCTCAAGACACCTTGAGGAAGTTCATAATCAAAGACTTAGTTGTGCTGCTCAACAACAAGATAAAGACATATCTGACAAAGCTCGGTGCCCAGTACTATGTTGAGTTTGATGAAGACATGGACTATGAGTTCATCACATCAAACGGCTCTTGTGAATGGAGCAACTTCTCAGCTGGAGAGAGGATGAGGATAATGATTGCAACATCATTTGCATTCAGAGACTTCATGTCTATCCGAAATGGTCTAAATGCAAACATCCTCGTCTTAGATGAGTACTTTGACAGCGCCATTGACACTCTCTGTGTAGAGAGCATTGTGAACATCTTGAAAGAGTACTCTTCAAAGCAGCATCAGCGAGTGTTTGTGATAAGCCATCGTCCAGACATAGGGAATGAGCGGTTTGATCGAGTGCTATGTGTAGAGAAGACTGATGGAATTGCTCACATAGTCCGGTGACATGTGTACATTATTATCTAATGGAGAAGTCCAATTTATGAGTGAAGAGAAAGACAACAAGATGCCAGCTGTAGTGGCTCATTCAGTGCCAGCTTCAGAAGCTGCTAAAGTAGAAGCTCCAAAGCCTGCTCCTATGGCTAGACCAAAGAGAAAGCACAAGCTTGAGATACAGATATTTGACATTGACTATGAAGACGCTGACAAGAACAACGGCATGCCGATGAAGCGTCCTGTCAGAAATGATCTTGACGGTGGCAAGCCGACTGTGATAGAAGTTGCTGACAAAGCCGAGTTCATGATGATAAAAAGCCAGTATGAGCTCTGCGGCCAGACAATTGAAGTCATCAGAGAGATTGACCCATTCAAAGATGGAGAGCCTGAAGCTCCAAAGCCCGTCATGCCAGCCACTCAGCCAGCTGCAGTCCAGCAGATGCAGCCAATGCCACAGCAGATGGTTGTGCAGCAGACAGTTCAGCAGCCTATCCAGAAGATGAAGCCGAAGATTGTGACAATAGGTGACATCTCAGTGAAGTATGACGGTGACAAAGTGTACCAGAAGCAATGGGTGAGGCTGACTTCACAAGAAGCAAAGAACTTCAGAGTTGTCAGTGACAGCAACAACAAGATAGTCAGCATGAATGACAAGCATCTAGAAGCTCAGCGCTGGGTGATGATAGAAGATGCTGAGTCTGATGACGGTTCAGCCGACTCATTAGTTGCTAGTGTGAACTAAAAAGCTTTTGAGGAGATGAAATGAAGATAGTAGTTGCTCCAGAAGAATTCACACCGCTTTCAATAGAGATCAAATGCTTTCTAGCAGGAGGCATAACAAATTGCCCTAACTGGCAAGCTGATGTGGTCAAATGCTTGAAAGAATATGACATTAGACATCCAGGCCAGCTTGACCGGCTTGTTGTCTTCAATCCTAGAAGAGACAATTTTCCAATTGATGATCCAAATGCTGCGAGAGAGCAGATATCTTGGGAGTTCAAATGGCTTCAAGAAATGGATTTGTTCTCAATGTGGTTTTCAGGTGGAGACTCTGACCAGCCTATATGCATGTATGAGCTTGGAAGAAACATTCAGAGAATGACTACAAGATTTCCAGATGACTGGCAAGACAGAATTTTGATAATGTGTGATCCAGACTACAGGCGAATGCAAGATGTCAAAATACAGACAGAGCTTGCATTTGCAGCAGTTGGCAATGCGAAGCCAGACATCATCAGCAAAGCTGATCCAGAGTTGTATGCACAACGGATCATACAGCAGTTCAAAAGAATAGAATTCAACTCATGAGAAAGAGACGTATCATATGACAATAAAGTTTGTAGTAGTTTCAAAAGATGACAGCTTCAAGATGAGCAGAGAAGCTCTTGAGAAGGGCTGTGATGGAGTAGAGTGCGAAGTTGTGCAGATAGCTGGCAACACTGAGCCGATTGCCAAAGTGTACAACAAGTTCTTAGATGAAGAGAAGAAAGATGCCAAGCATGACTGGCTGGTGTTCATGCATGCTGACGTGTCATTCAATCCTGACATGCTTCTTCCGCATATGAGAGATGCTGGGCCAAAATATGACTTAGTCGGCTTGTGCGGCACTTCTCACTTCTCAATAGGGTCAAGCCCTCTCAACTGGTGGACAGCAAGCAACAATGACCCTTCAAGCAAGTGGGGATGCGTCACACATGGAGAGCTTGGTGACCAGACTTCATGGTTCAGCAGCCACTCTCCAAATGTGATGGATGCTGAAGTTGCATGCATTGACGGCTTGTTCATGGCTTTCTCAAGAAAAGCTCTTGAGTCTGAGCTGAGGTTTGACGAACAGTATGAGGGTTTTGACTTGTATGACACAGACATCTCAATGCAGGCATTCATGAAGCTCAAGCTGAAGATCGGTGTGCTAGTGCAGAAAGACCTCTGCCACTACTCAGTCGGCAAGTCTATTCTCTCACCGCATTTCCTTGCCAATGAAGCCAAGTTCAGGAAGAAGTGGAACTTTGCCCCTCCAAAGAACTCAGAAGTTGAGAAGATCATGAACAGTGAAGCAGAAAAGTCAACATCTAGTACAATGTAAGCATGAGCAGCAAGATAGACATAGTAGACTTTGACCTCTTCTTTGACACCATGAAAGCTGCAGCCAAGATGGTGAAGGCTGCAAAGATGATCTTCTCTCCAAATGGACTGGAGATCTATGGTGCATGTGAGATGATTGCACGATGTGAGCTGACAACCAATGCAGTGAAGTCAGATGACTCATTTGACTTCTGCATTGATGACATAAGCATGCTCAACAAAGTTCTCACAACAGTCAAGAGCGTGCATAAAGACTCAATTGATGAGCTCAGCATAAGCTACAGCAAGCCAAACTTGATGTTCAAGTCATCTAAGATGAAGATGAAGTACTCAACATGCAATGAGTCAACAATTTCACAGTGGATCTCAAAGAAGATTGAAGCAAAGCTTGTGAATGTCTTTGAGATGAAGACAACTAGTGACCTCATCAAGCAGTTGAATGGGCATTCTTTCTTGTTTGACAGCTCAAAGTCAGTCAACATATATCTTGAGACAAAAGATGACATGGAGAAGAATGCGGTGTTTGCAACTCTTGGAAACAGAAATGTAGACCTTGGCAAAGAGATAACTCTCAAGATGGGGCTTGTGACATTCGGCCAGATTCCACCTGGCAAGACATTGGTCATTGACATGCAGCGTCTGAACTTGTTCAACTGTGTGCAGTCAAATGACATCAGCATTGCTCTGACTGACAAGAACTTCTTGCTGAGCAAGCAGAAGGTTGCCGGAAAGAATGGTGCAGCTTTGAACATCAACTTGTACTGCAGCTTCATGAAGGGATGATGACATGCTGACAACTGACTACATAGCAATGCTCAATGAGTCTGATGATCCAGCTGTCAAGACTGCATCTAAAGATCTGAAGATGTGGTCTCATCTGAAGGCAAACAAGAAAGACCTTGACTTCATGCTGAGATACACTTTGCTTCACATTTTCTGGAGAGGAGAAGGCGAAGCTGTGATGTCAGAAGACATATGCACATCAAATGCATGGATCATTGAGAATGTCTTCAAGTACAAGAAGTTCTCAGCCGTGAAGGGCGGCTTAGACAAGAAGTTTGCTGACAACTCTTTCAGGCTCTGCACATTCTCAATGACAAAAGAGAAAGCAATAGTCTTAGATCTTCACAAGTGGAAGCTTGTCCCTGATCTCATAACATTGACATCTGGCAATGAAGAAGCTGTTGGAAAGAAGCTGCTTGAGATAATGGAGAGCAATGACAAGCAGTTAAAGACTGAAGATAATAAAAAGAAGTGAAGCAATGCGCGGCACAATGGACTATGAGCATAGGGCATTCTTAGCTGAGAAGATAATGCAGTATCTTCCTCAGCCATATGTCAATGTCAATGGACGAGTGAATGTCAGATGTCCATTCTGCGGTGACTCTAAGAAGTCTGCAACAAAGAAGCGTGGATGGGTCTACATTGACAAAGACTGCTCATACTACTGCTGGAACTGCGGCCTGTCAATGCCAGGCATAAAGCTTCTGAAAGCTCTCTCTGGACCAGACTATGAGTCAATACACAGAGAGTACATCGACCTGTTTCTAAAGTCGGGGCTAAGCTCATCACTTTCATCAACAACATATGTTGACCCTGAAGAGCCGAATGTCTTCAATCTGAAGAGCATTCTCAACCAGTCAATGAAGCATCCTCTCTCAGAGAAAGCCACAGAGTACTTGAAAGCTAGAAGAGTGCTTGAAGCTCCATTTTTGAAAGAGCCGCTGTTCTCAACTTGGTCGAAAGACAAGCCTGAAGAAGAGTACATCTTGATACCGTGGAAGCTGAACGGTGTTGAAGCATACTACCAAGTGAATGACTTCTTGAAGATCCGGCAGATGAAGTATGTGTTTCCGAAGAGCAAGAAGAAGCTGCTGTACGGTCTTGACAATGTTGATCCAAGCTATGGGAAGATATTTGTGTTTGAGGGAGTGTATGACAGCTTGTTTGTCAAGAATGGCATTGCATCTGGTACAAAGAGCATAACTGACTACCAGATGAAGCTCATCACACAACGGTGGCCGCATCATGAAGTGTGCATTGCATTTGACAATGACACAGCTGGATTTGCTGCAACAATGAAGATGGTTGAGACTGGGCGAGCTGCGAAGATATTCAAGTGGTTTGATGAGACAACGCCTGAGAAAGACATCAATGAGTATATAATCTCACATGATGATGTCAAAGCATTCTCAGATGAGAAGAAGCTTGACAGCATGGTCATGGACAAGCTGCAGATGAAACTGTGGATGACATGCAATGGAAAGTGGAAGAAAGAGAGAGCATCTAAGAAGTCTTCAATGCTGTCTGAAGATGACTGCAGGAAGATGTTCTTGATGCAGTGAGGGCTATAGCACAATGATACATGTCGCTGACAAGAGCAGAAGAGGGAAGTACTCTCGAGCTGCAACTGGGGAGTTCATCCCCTAGCACCCAGAGAAGTATGCTGGAAAAGACAAGCACATCATCTACAAGTCTTCTCTTGAGCTGTCTTTCATGATGTATGTAGACCGCAATCCAAACGTTGTGTCATGGGGATATGAAGGAACAACTATAAAGTACTTTGACAGAGCAAAGGGCAAAGTCCGGCGCTACTTCATAGACTTCTCAATGGTTGTGAAAGTCGGCCCAGTCCACAAGACAATCTGGGTTGAGATAAAGCCTGAGTCAGAGACTAAGCCTCCTACAGGCAAAGCAAAGAGCAATCCAAAGACAATGCTCACTTGGATGACTAACCAGAGCAAATGGGAAGCCGCCAGAGCATTGGCAAAGTCAAAGGGATATGAGTTCCATGTGATAACTGAGAAGCAGCTCAAAGGCGGCTGATGCTAAAGAATAGTAGATATATAATTAGCATAAATGGAATTAGCATAGCATATATAGCAAGAAAATACTAAGTTAGTCAATTTTTTTGACTAGCTATGTCTAAAAAATTGTGCTTCTCTAGAAGTTTCTCCGGATGGTGCTACATTTGATGATCTTATGTTTCTATGCACAATTCCCAAAGACAACAGATTTGAGAAAAAGATAGCTGGGGTTGAAGCTGATGCAATCATCAATAGATGCATAAAGTCATTTGGCAGCATATGCAATGGTCCTTTGTACAGAGGACTATTTTAGTCTGAAAAGAATTCAATTCTAGCAACATCATATTCAAATTTGAAAAGTTCAATGTCTTTCAGCACAGATTTTGATGTAGCAGTAAACTTTGGAGACTGCGTGCTTACTGTTCAAAGCTGCAGCAAGCCTTTGCTGTTCTTGTCAGAATTCATATTCATATTCAAATATGTTCTCAACTAGTGGGCATGGCACTTAGATGATGATCTTACGGCTGCAGTAAAGCATCATTATGCTGTCAATGAAGATGAAGATGATGAATATCTGAATTAGTGCAACTAGAAAAGCTGGATATGCAGCATTCTCAAGAAAAAACAAGACATTCTAGATGACATGTCTTCGCCATTTAAAATAGGAATAAGACCGTAGACAATCATCAATGAGATCAACATGTCAGAAAAAGAATGGCTAGTTCCAGCTAAGACAAAGTTCATAGATATAGATAGATCATCTTTGATTTTCAAGATCTGACATTATCTTAGACCAAGGACTTTCATCACTTCTTCATGAGCATTGAAGCCAAGCATCTTGTCTAGAAGCTGCCAGCTGTCGTCAAATGCATTGTCAACTAAGCCGTTGAACGGACTTTTCTTGTGGTTCCATCTAGTGTTCTCATTCACTAGCCGTCCTGTTGCAGTGTCAACAACAACTGCGACAAGTGACAGTCCATACGTGCCATATGGACTTTGGCTGTCTAGTTCAGATGATGACGGTGCTATGTCTTGCCAGCCGTCTTGAGCAAACACAAACATCTGACGCTTAGCATTGTCTGGGCAGTATGAGTCATAGCTAGATCTGCTGTTTGCATGGCACCATGCGCTGCCATTCCAGCCAGTCACATTTCCACCGAACATCTAGTTGAACTGCTCATATGACTCAATTGGCACAATAGAGTAGTGCTTGTCTGATGCATCAGCTGGCTAGTCAGTCTCTTTGCTCATAGCCGCATCAGACTTGTCTAGCAGCTCATCATATGACATAGCAGCTATTTCTTGAGCTATGCTTGGGCTGTCGCTCTATGCTTCAAGAAACTGCATTCTTCTTGCCAGCATCTTTGACTCATCTTCTAGAAACTTCTGTGCATCATATGCAGTCTCACATTCATCGCATGCAATAGTGACAGCTTTCACAAGAAGCTTCCATCGTTTGCCATCATTCCAAAGCCAGCTTGGTCCAAATGCATCGATGGCTGTCCGCACACATTTGCTAGCCTAGTCAGCATTCATGTCAGTGAATGCTGACATCAGCTTTCTCTTAGCATTGTCTATGTAGTCATGGAAATGCATTCCCTCTTGAAGTGCTGAAAATGACTCATTCAGCATTGACATGCTGCTAGCTAGATATGACTGTATGAAATTCATAATTATATTTACTTTGCCGCATGTTGAAATGTGTAAATAATAGACATGGAAGAACCATATGTTGACGGACAGCTTTCATGCGGTCTAGCGGACAATGAGAGCTCTACATCACCTGATCCTTCACTTTCAGCTTCTCAGCAGTCTAAAAGCTAGAAGCGGGCTGACCGGCAGCAGAGACGAAGAGAGCGCCGTCAGAAGAAAGCTGAGCTCTTGAAGCCTAAGACTGCTGAGCAGAGCCTTCTCTAGAGCATGCTGGATGCGCCTCAAGACACTCCAAAGCCGAAGAGGCGGAAGTCATTGCCTGGCTTCTTGGGCAAGCACCGGCATGAGATAGACATGTGGCTTAGACATTATCTGTTCATGCATCCAAGAGCTGATGATGCCGGAGTGCCGTACATCAAAGAGATGGATGATGAGCAGCGTGCCAAATTTGTTCAAGAGTACATCGACATTGCTGAGTTCCTAGACAAGCTGAAAGAGTATCTTGATGAAGAGAGATCTAGAGAGTCCGCATAGTCAAAGTGTAAATAAACTATGCTTAAAAAATTTTTCTACAAGGAAGACTAACCATGGCTGTTAACTCTTTAGACCGGTTTTTGAATGCTGCAACTGCAGACACTATACGCTGCACTAACCAGTTTTAGATCAGCATTGTGACCGGATATTCAGACATTGATGCTAAAATGGATGATGTGCTGATCTTTGGCCAGACATTCAGCATTCCACAGCGGTCAATTGAATATGTAAATGTGTCATTCAAGGGATACGAGATGCCGCTCGTCCCAACAAGGATGATAATGGACCAGGACCACACAATGACCGTGCTTGATGATGTGAACGGCACAAATAGACGTCTATTCCTCATGTGGCTCAACAAGACAATGAATGCTGCAATATCTGAAGGCTCATTGTTTGAAGGTGACAGAGGTGTCCACAACTCTACTATACGTCTTGAGCTGTTTGACAAGGACAACGAGACTGTCATCCAGACATACAAGTTTGTCGGTGTAGATGTCAAGTCTGTGGGCAACACACAGCTGACATATGTCGGCGGTGACACATCAACATTTGATGTCTAGTTCAGATCTCTCTACTGGGAGCTTGAGAACAGCACAAAGGGTGAGTTTACAAGCTTGAAGTGATGACTTATTGAAAGACAGGCAATGAAGAAGAGATATTCAAGAAAGTACATCTGTGAAGCTCTTGCATACTGGAGAAAGCAGCTTAGAGCTCTCAATGAAGACATTGCTGAGTACTGCTAGATCTCATGCGCCGAGTTCATAAAGCAGGGACTAGTTGTTGTTAGACGTCTTGCACAGATGAAGACATTCCAAGAGCTAGAAGACTGGTGGAATGAAAAAGATCCTGCTGTGTTTGAATATTGCCCAATATCAAAGGGCGCTCCGCACAATGGAAATGTAGTCCACCGCTTGACTGTTGTCTGGGAAGAATATGCGTATTCAGATGAAAAAGCAATATATGTCTACCGCGCATTGAAGAGTGCCAAGTCGGCAGAAATGTGCGGAGACTGGAATCCAAGAGCATTCACTGAGTTCAGAGAGCTGACAAGACACTGCTTGAGCCGCTTTGGATTCCAAGAGTCAGAAGACCTGCTTGAAGATGAGAGCATCTGTGAAGCTGCTGGTCAAGTCAACTGCGAGATTGATGTCAATGGCACTGTGATGACTCCTCCGATCGGATCATTCAATAATCTTGCAGCATATCTAGATGCAAATGGCGGCTGGATGGATGATGATGTCTTTGAATACAATGGACAGACTGCATACTTCTTTGACCATAATGCTCTGGCAGAGCTGCTGCAGATGATGAGCAATGATGCCAAGAACAGCTATGGCACAGCTACAGCTGTTGTCAGAAATGAAGACACCGGAGACACGACACAGCTGCAGTTTGACTTCTTCTGATCTGCACTTGAAAAAAAAATAAACACACAATAAAAATGCTGGACAGATGTCCAGCATTTTTTGTACATTATAGACATGGACTCTGAAGTATACGAGGCAAGCAGATGCAGAAGAGTGGTGTTTCTATGCATAGCTAAGAAGACTGGCGGCCCGGAATGCATCTATCAAGCATGCAGCATTCTGGCAAAGAATGGATATGATGCAGCCGTGATGCACATAGACGCTTCACAAAGTGTGATTCCTGGGCTAGAGAAGTACAATGTCAAGATAGTCACATCTATACTTGACAGCGAAGACACACTTGTTGTCATCCCAGAGGGAATAGCTCTTGGTGTTCTTGACCAGATAGTCAAGTCAAAACGAGCATTATGGTGGCTGTCGGTCAACACATTCATGCTTGTCAATGACCCCGACCTGTCAAAGATGCATCTAGTTGATCTTCTGAAGTCTAAGAAAATTGACTGCAACTTCATCCAGAGCTTCTATGCTGAGAGCTTCTGCAAGAGCATGGGAGTCCAGAACATCAGACCGCTGAAAGACCCGATCTCTGATGAGTTCTTTGCTCCAGCTTCAAAATGCAAGAGAGCTGACTTAGTTCTGTACAATCCAGCAAAAGAACAGAGCGTTACACAGCTAGTAGCTTCATCTATGCCGCATCTCAAGTTCATGCCTTTGACCGGCTTCAGCACTGAGCAGATGGCTAGCATCATGGACATTGCAAAAGTGTATTTAGATCTAGGCTGGCATCCAGGAAGAGACCGCATACCAAGAGAAGCATGCTTGAGAGACTTAGTTGTGATCACTTCAAGAGAAGGCTCAGCTTGGAATGATGTTGATGTTGCCATCCCAAGCAAGTGGAAGATCGAGTATGGCTTCTTCAACATTCTAGAGATATGCAAGAAAGTTCAGCTTGGCATTGACACATATGACAAAGCTCTCAAAGACTTCTTGCCATGGAAGAAGACAATCAAAGAAGAAAGAGACAGCTTTGAGAGCCAAGTGCTTGCATCCTTTGAAGATCTGCTTGAGAAGCCGCAGCCATGATGTAAATATGCAATTGTATATTCAACAACAGAGAGACCGACATGAGTGTATATGATGATCTACAGGCTGCTAGAAGAGTGGTCAATCAAGATGAATACGAGTTTGACAACAAGACAAAGAGCAGCATAGACATTCCAAGCGAGCACAGCAACAAGCATGGCGCATACAATTCAGCAAAAGAGCTAGCTGAGAAGATTGGTGCTGACAAGACATGGCGCGGCGAGATAGACTGGAGCATAGACATCCACTGGTCTGACGGCTGGGACAGAGACCAGGGATGCATAATAGTCCATTTCTATGCATATGACAAAGCTGATGCCAAAGACCGTCTAGCAACTTTATCAAAGCTGTTTGGAGACAACTTCACTGCAGAGCTAAGCTCATTGAAGCTAGAGACTCCAGAGCAAGCTGCAGCAGAAATTGAAGACCGCATAAGCAAAGGATATGTTGACAGCCGCTTTAAAGACTTGCAGGAGAAGATCATCTATCTGCCCACTTCAAAGATGGTTGAAGAGATGAACAAGTCAGTTGACTGGGCTGTGAATCTTCTGAAGAAGCTCAAAGACCAAGATGAAGCTGAGAAGCGCATCAAGTGGCTAGAGACTCCAGAGGGGCAGGCATGGACAGCAAAGTATGAAGCTGACAAAGCTCTGGTTGACAAGCTTCAGCAGAAGGAAGATGCTAGAATTGCTAGAAAGAAAGCTAAAGAGCAAGCAGAAGAAGACAATGCACAAGACATTGAAGACATTCTTGCTGGAACTTCAACTAAGTTCCCTCAGTACAATGCTGCAAACGTTGCTCCTGTTGAAGTGACAGGCGGCCGCAAATTCAGAGGCAAGGGCTTTGTTGTCTCAACTGAGTGGAAGTCTGGAAGCTTCAGCTACTATGGAGATGAGTCTGAGTGGACTGATGCCAAGATATACATCCCTTCAACTGGAAAGACTGCAGTTGCAAACATCAAGTACTGCAAAGTCGATCCAAGTGTCTCTGCTCAAGACTGTGTAGATGCATTTGAGAAGTGGAGCCGAGCTGAGATTGAAAGTGTGATGAACTGGTGCCAGTCTAAGAAGCCAAATGCTTCGCAAGCTGAGCTGGCAAGCTGGGCAATGAGCATAATCAAGAAGCATCATCCAGAGATTCCAGAGTCTCAGATCAAGACTGTGCTTGGCATAACTGCTCAAAGCCAGCAAGATGCAATGGCTGCAAAAGTCAAGTCAACTGTCAACTGGGCAATTGGCTTGGGTGAGAGACAGCTCAAGACTGAGCGCATAATTGCTGGTGCATTGAGAAACAAGGGAATTGACTGGCATGACTTCAAAGACATCATCATCCCTGCTATACAGAATGAGTTTGGAGATCCAAAGATCTTCATCTGATGTGGCATATGCTGCATGATGGCAAAGGTGAGAAGACATCTTCTCACCTTTGCTGTCTTAAGCGGCATTTGTATATTTTAAATATTGCTAAGTAAATAGTTTTATGACAACTAAGAGAACTAGACAGAAAGAAGCTGAGCTTCTTGAAGCAGATGACGATGCTGGAGATGATGACATATCGGCAGCGCCAGAAGACACTGCAGAAGATGCTCCAGCTGCAGAAGATGAGATTGCCCCGCCTGCAGATGCTGAAGACACTGCTGAAGATGCAGACACATCAGAAGATGACATAGCACCATCTGGTGATGAAGATGCTGAAAGCACCGAAGATGAATCTGAAGGCAATGCTGCTCCAACTGAGGAGAAGCCTGCAGCATTTGCAAACTTAGACCTGAGAAGTGCTTTCTGCTTTGGATACTCTCGTCCAGCTTCTAAATGCTGGCTATGCATTGCAGAGCAAGCGAGAGATGTCGGCTGGAGGTCTATAGATGTCAGTGAGCTTGAGACAAGCCTTGCACAAGATGTTGACCGCAGCTACATGGAGATCGCAAAGTTCAAAGTCGTCAACATTGACGATGACATGGAGTATGAAGTCAGCTTTGACAACAACAAGAGCTTGTGGAATGTTGAGATATATGACTCACCTGAAGCTGTCATGACAATTGAAGAGAGAGCAGACTTCTTCAAGTCAGAGATGTTTGAGAGCATTGCACGGATGACTTGGCGTCGAGTCAAAGAGGCAGAGCAAGCGTTTGAAGAAGTTGTCAGACCCCACTTAGATGAGGGAGAACTTCTCTTAGTTGATGATGTCAAGCTTGATGCAATACTCTCATTCTTGAGAAATGAGCATCTTCTTGAAAATCTTCTTGACGGAAAGTATCTAAGCTACTGACATGAAGAAGCACGCTGTCAAATGGGCTGTCCACAAAGCAGGCACTGAGCAGCTTGGCTGTCTCTGCTCATTCAGAGAAGAAGCAGAAGACATGCTAGCTGACCTGCATAAAAGCATATTGCACATGCCTGAAGAAGACAGACAGAAGTTCAAAGTAGTTGAAGTTAGCGTGTCTTGGGAAGAATGACATGCTGCAAAGCATGATGGAGACATAGAGATGACAGAAGAATTTGACAAAATAGAAGACACAACTCCAGTTGAGACTGCAGCCAAGCTGCTTGTGCATGAGATAGTCTAGCTGATAGGGTCTGGACGTCCAAGGATCAGCACTATGCCGCATATTGCTGGACATCCAGAAGCACATGGAGAATGCTATCAATGGACATCATCAAATGGAGCTGTGCAGCTGTCTTTGAAGCCAGCAGATGAGCCAGTCAGCCGAGACGGCAAGAGCTATGCAAAGCTGCTTGGCTTCTTCTGGCAGAAGCTGCATCAGGGAGAAGCTGGCTAGAAGTCAGCCGAATACAGTTTGATGCTGTTGAACTTCTAGGCTGGAATTCCAGAAGACAGCATCAGCTTGTACAATGCAGAAGCTGGTGCAGTCATAGTGCATCCTGGAACATACTATGCTGAGTATGAAGGCATATGCGAGCCCAGCTTCCGGTGGAGAGAAGACATAGATCCACATTTTCTGCATATATGCATAGCTGTCACTGTCAAAAAAGACATGGTCTGGGCTTGAGCAGTTTAAAGATCATAGACTTCATGTTAAAATGTCAGCATGAAGTTGATGAGTCCATATGAGCTTAAGATGAAACTAGACTTAGTTGATGACAGAGCAAGGTTTGTCAAAGAGCATTCTATGTCATCTGTGATGAATGTCATTGTCACAGATGACGGACATATGCATTTCTTTGACAGCAAAGGCAATGACATCACAAAGTCTACCATAAGCATTAAAGACAGTGCATTCAGCTGGTGCGAAAGCTTGAAAAGCATTGTCATTCCAGACTCTGTCAAAAGCATTGGGAGCTGGGCATTCAGTGACTGCAGCAGCTTGACAAGCATTGTCATTCCAGACTCTGTCATAAGCATTGGAGAATGTGCATTCTTCAACTGCTCAAGCTTGACAAGCATTGTAATTCCAGACTCTGTCAAAAGCATTGGGGATAGTGTATTCCGCTGGTGCCCAAGCTTGAAGAGGGTTGTCTTCAAAGGCAAGACTTTTGAAGAAGTGAAGTCTATGGCCGATTATCCATGGGGAGTTGAAGACAAGTCTGTCTTCAAAGCGGAGAAAGCTGGATGAAGTTGATGAGCCTATATGAGCTTAAGATGAAGCTAGACTTGGCTGATGACAGAAGAGCTCTAGCAGAAAGTCTCTCTGTCATGGAGCTGACTGCAAAGACATCTCATGGTGTTGACTTCTTCTATGGAGTCTTGACAGCGGGCGGGCATATAGCAATGCTTGATGACAGCTTTAGTCCAGTTGATGCGGCAAAGTGCCAGCTGCATGACTTTAGGCTTAGAATAGGTTCAGGATCTCTAAATCTGAAGCTTCTGAGAGGAGCATTCTATGTTCCAGAAGTGAAAGTCATTCCAGAGTTTGCTCTAAGCAGCTCTGACTTTGATGAAGTCTGGATACCTGAGACAGTCAAGACAATTGGCCATTGTGCATTCAGCATGTGCTGCAATATGTCAGCTGTGCACATAGCTGAAGCTAGAGCCATAGAGCCACGAGCATTCTCATCATGTGTCAGACTTAGAAAAGCAGTGCTTCCAGACTCGGTCAAGAGCATTGGCAGCTTTGCATTTGCCAGCTGCTCTAGCTTAGAGCGTGCGGTCATCTCTAGACAAATTGAGAAGATTGAGCAAGAAGCATTCAAATATGACAACCGTCTAAGAGAAGTGCTGTTCAAAGGGAAGACCATGCAGCAAGTGAGAGAGATGTCTGGATTTCCATGGGGCATTCCAGATGTGAAAGCCATAAAAGCAGAGAGATCCTGACATGAGCCCATATGAGCTTAAGATGAAGCTTGACCTTGCTGAAGACCGAGCAAAGTTCGTCAAAGAGCATTCTGTGTCAGACAGGATGAATGCCATTGTCACAGATGACGGACACATGCATTTCTTTGATGATGAGGGAAATGACATCACAAAGTCTGTTGAAAGCGTTGGAAGCTGCGCATTATATGACTGCGGCAGCTTGACGAGCATCATCATTCCAGACTCTGTCACAATCATTGGAGAAGGCGCATTCAGCCATTGCGGCAGCTTGACAAGCATCATCATTCCAGACTCTGTCACAATCATCAGAGATTATGCATTCTACGACTGCACACGTTTGACAAGCATCATCATTCCAGACTCTGTTGAGAGCATTGGAAAATGGACATTCAGCTACTGCACAAGCTTGAAGAGCATTGACATTCCCAGCTCTGTCAAAAGCATTGGGAGCTGGGCATTCAGTGACTGCAGCAGCTTGACAAGCATCTCTATCCCAGACTCTGTCACAAGCATTGGGGTAGATGCATTCATCCGGTGCACAAGCTTGAAGAGAATCATCTTCAAGGACAAGACTCTTGAAGAAGTTAGAGCTATGGACAACTATCCATGGGGAGTTGAAGATGAGTCTGTCTTCAAAGCGGGAAAGCTGGATGAAGTTGATGAGCCCATATGAGCTCAAGATGAGGCTAGACTTGGCTGAAGACAAGAATGCTTTCATTGACAGCATTGCAAGCTTCGGTGGATGGTCAGGGCGCTCTAAGCTGAGAGGCTTAGTTGCTGATGACGGATGCTTCTACTTCTTTGACAAGCACTGCAGAGAAGCTAGTCTGAGCGGAGTCAGCCATCTGTGCCGCACTCCGCATGCAATGGACACCACATGCATTCCAGATGGATGCAAGCTAGTGCTGCCGCCGGATCTTGAGCAGCTTGCTAGCGGGCTGCTTGCTGGAGAGATGATGTCTGAAGCCGTCATTGGAGACAAGCTTGTGAGAATCAGTGATGATGCATTCTTCAGATGTGAAAAGCTCAAGCATGTCAATCTGCCAGACACTTTGAAAGACATCAATGACAATGCATTCATGCATTGCACATCTCTTGAAAGCATTGAGATCCCAGACTCTGTGAAAAGCCTTGGAAGAGGAGCATTTGACGGATGCACAAGCCTCAAGCACATCAAGCTCTCAAGCTCGTGCACATCACTTCCTGACTTTCTCTTCTACAGATGCACATCACTTGAAGAGATAGTTGTTCCAGCATGCGTGAACTGCATATGCAGAGGCACATTCTTGAACTGCTCAAGCCTCACACATGCTGTCTTTGAGGGCAAGACAGAAGACCAGATGAAGAGGCTCAACGGCTGGCCGTTCGGCATTAGAAGCAAAGACTGTGTCTTTGAGTTCAGAGGCTAAGCCCATCTTTCATATGTCAGATGCTTTTGCACTCCCAATGTCCGCGACGAAGATGGTCCAAGCTCTTCGCCCAAGCTTCATCTTCACTCATCTGCCCAGTGCTTGTGCTGTGCACTCCACTAGCTGATGAACCTCATGTCTTTCTCTCTTTTTCGTCTTCATCTAAGCTGCCGAAGCAGCTGAGCTCTGGCTTTCTTGTCTCTGCTTGCAAAGCATCTGCTCGGCACTTCTCTCAAGCACTCAGCTAAGACATCTTTGCTAAGACATTGTCTACAACTAGCTCAAGGCTCTGCCCATTGTCTACAAAGCTGTTGATGCATTCAATGAACTTGTCTACAATCTCAGGACTGCTGCCAATCTTCTCATTGAAGTATCTCTGGACTTTCACAAAGCTCTCAGCTGTCTTCTTGTCTATGCACACTTTGAAAGCTTCTGGACACACATCCCTAAGCCAGCTCAGCTTAGCCCAGCATAAGATGTCATAGCATGCATGTCCATTCTTGCCATATTTGACATTCTTGCTGTCTGCTTCATAGCATTTTGAGCTGTCTTTCTCAGCTAAGCCGCTCTCTAAGACATCTAAGATCTCAGCTGCGCTGACATCTATCCATTCAATCTTCTCTGGACTGACATAGAAGAACACCATGAAGCGGTCTGTCTCTAGACTGCAGCCGTCTTTGCTCTTGAACTTCAGACGCTCGCCGCCTCTATGCTGCCTGCCTGTTATAAACCATATAAAGTCGTCAGAATTCTTGTTCTGCTGGTACTTTGTGTCAATCTTCTCTCTGCCGCATATGATGTCTATGCCGTCAAAGTCATTGTCTTTAGATGCAAGTTCTGCTTCAGCTGAAAGAAGATGCCTGCAGACAAGCTGGTCAAAGCATTTTGACTTAATATATCCAATAGGATTGTTCATCTAGCATATTCTACACATTACGCATATAGTTCTTTTTCTAGACTACTGCACAAGACATCTTTCAAAGCTTTTAAAGATCTCTCTCTCTTCTCAAGACTTCGCTCAAACTCAAGCACTTCTCTCAAAAAGTCTACAAACACGCTCGCACTAGTCAGACCGCGCTCCAGAAAATCCCTATATATAGCGCGTTTTGCCAGAAGCTAGGTGGTCGCAGAACCTAGGCTAGCCATGGTTCTGTGCCATTCCAGCTAGACCATTTAGCCACTACCTAGGATGGCTTCTGATGAATTCTGGCCCATCAGACCACCACTGGCTAGGTTCCAGCTAGCCATATCTACCTAGCTAGCTAGACCTATATAGCTAGCCAGTCCATGTTCAGACCATGGCTGGATGTCCCGAGAGAGGCAGCTGGGGCTTAAATGCCTAGTTCATCAACCTAGGCTGGCTGTTCATTCCAGCCCATCTATGGCTAGATGGCTAGACAATATCAAACAAAGCTAGGTTCAGCCACTCAAGAAGTCTATGAAAAAGATGATTTTTCAAGTGGCTGAGCTGTAGATTTTTGATATATAGACAACAGCAGTTGATTATATTGAAACATTCAGCTTCAGCCACTTAAGATCTTGAAAAATATTTTTATTTTTTAAGTGGCTGAAGTGCCGCTTTTTTGATATGATCTATAATGCGAGGCGCGGAAGAGCGCCCACAGCACACCAACCACGAAAAAGGAAAAGCAAGCATGCGCAACATTGTCCATGAGTGTCCAGAGGCCGTCCACAAGTCCATCGACGAAGTCCGGGACGGTGTCTTTGAGCGGCTGTTTGGAAAGAAAGTTGAGCCAGCTGTAGACTACAAGTCCGGGTTCACTTGTCCTGAAGCTGGAACTCGTGACCATGCCGGGTACAAGAACCGGCTGGATGGAAACAATCTCCAGCACTTCGGATATCATGAATGCCATATCCGAGTCAAGAGTGAAGGCGACAACAGCCGCTTCCGCAGAATGCCCTTCAAGGTGAATGTGTAAGAGCGGGCAATCTGATTATTTAGATCTATCTTATAAAGATATAAGATAGATCTAAATAGAAAGTCTACAATTTGAAGTCTAGACTTGGGCTTAAATTGTAGACTTTTGACTATGGCTAAAAAGACTTAGGCGCCACCCTATGGCAAAAGCCTATGTCGTCTGACTAGTCTGTCCACCCTGCTGGAAATGCCCTATTAAAGCGCGTCTCATTTTGGTAAATAGTCTAGCCTTGAATGGCCAAGACAGACAAGTCTTGATAGAATCTATGATGAGGAGTGAATGAGATGAGAGAGCCAAAAGCTTTGACAATTGAATGCCCCAGCAACCCGGACTACGACGGAACGTGGTATGCTGACCAGCAGAAGCCTGAGATGGCAGCCCTAGGGATGCCTGAGGACCAGTGGATGGAGTATGTCCTGAACCGGGTGTTCGTAGATGACCACGCTTGGGACACGGACATATGTGAGTTCTTCTGTCGTCCGGAAGTCCAGATGCTGAAGATCGAGCTGACAGAAGACACAGTGCTGCTCAAGAAGCGCTACTAAGACAATCTGCTCCCGTGGTTGGGAGGACTCGTGGTTGGGTCAGAAGACAAGTCCAGCCGCTCAGTGGAACTCTCTCCTCTGCTGAGCGGCTGGACTTGCTTTGTCTTAAGTGGCTGAAGCTGTAGACTTTTGATAAGATCTATGGTGTCAATCAACTAAAAGGAGAGAGCATATGTTCAAGACTTACCATTTCGAATTTCCACTTAACATTGGCGGACTTTACCAGAGTGCTGAGTTCAAGTCAATTGAAGAGTGCGTCGAGCGCTGCAAGCTGGCATGCGAAGTCTACAATGTTGACTACAACAGCGATGAAGTCAAGCTGTTCTTGACTGAAGACTTCGGTGAGACTTATGAAGAGTGCACTGAAGAAGGTGAGCTTGCTAGCTGAGGCTAAGTGGCTAAGACTATAGACTTTTGATAAGATCTATCATGCAAAGGAGAGAAGAAGATGAACATAGTTCTCGGAATAATTGGAGCATATGTGTGGGTGGCATGGCTATTCTTTGGAGTAGCATTAGTTGTTTCACCACTTGCAATATGGCACCATGTTGCAAAGCTTAGAGAAGAGCATAGACGAGAAATGGAGTGTGTTCTCAGGGGACTGCAGTATATTTGTGACAGACTCTGTGAAGACCAGAGCAACTGAGATTGTAGACTTTTGAAAGGACAGACAATGGACATGATTGACATTAAAGTGGCATGTGCATTTGCGGCAATTGCTCTGCAGATCATTGCAGCAGTAGTCGGAGGGTGGCTAGTGCTTAGATCGTAGACTTTCTGTGGTTGATTCTCCCGTGGTTGGGTGATGGCAGTCCAGCCGTCCAGTGGAACTCTTTCCTCCAGTGGACGGCTGGACTTTTTTTGTCTTTTCAAATGGCTGAGATCATAGACTTTTGATATGATCTATCTCGCAAAGGAGAGAAGCTATGAAGTTCAACACTTACTGCATTGTCTTGGTCGATCCTGTCAGCAGAGCTAGAAAGACAGTTGCCTATGTTGCAAGTGATGCTCGGACTGCAGCAATTGAAGCTGTAGACGAATATGGCCCGGAAGGCTTCTATGTGGTGAAGTCTGTGACTATGCTTTGAAGCAAGCTTATAGACATGGTTTAAGTGGCTGAAGCTGCAGACTTTTGATATGATCTATCTCGCAAAGGAGAGAAGAAGATGAAGAGAAATTCTTACTATGTCACACTTGTCAACCCATATACGGATGAAAGCAAATCCTGTGTCTTCAGCGGGTTCACAAAAAGCGAGGCTGCTGTTGAAGCCGTGAAGACGTTCGGACTGGAAGGGTGGTATGTGGTAGAGTCGGTTGTCAAGCTGCGATAAGTCTACAGACAATATAATCTCATCTGGAGACTTAGACCATGACTGAAGACATTTCTAAAGACTGGACAGTGGTGTTCCGCCGTCTGGACGGAAGCACTCGGAAAGTGACTATCAAAGACGCTACTTTCAAAGAAGCAGACAAGATCTCTGAAGAGCTGCTGCTCGTAGGGGAGTACATTGTAGACATTGAATGAGAGGAGACAAGATGAAGTACAAAGTTGTCTTGTGCAAGCCGTCATCTCAGTCCCTCGGACAGTGGACTGGACCGATTTCTAGTGTAGTTGTCCAAGCGGACAGCCGCGAAGAGGCTGCTAGGACTGCAATGTCAGAATGTCCAGGGTACAGTCACATTGTCAGTGTAGAAGAATGCTGAGAAAAAACGGATTTCTCAAGTGGCTGAGATCATAGACTTTTGATATGATCTATAGCGGAAGGAGAGAAGAAGATGGTAGAAGCAGTGATTGGATCAGTTGCCTTTGTCGGACTTGTGCTTACAGTGGTAGTAGCTGTTGTCAATGAGCTGAAGCATGACAAGCACGCACATGAGAAAGTCTTGAAGCTAAGTGGCTATGCTGCTCAGACTTTGGTATGATCTACAGCGAGAGGAGAGAGAAGAGATGGCAAAGAAGACTAAGAAGCACATCCGCACGCTCGACGAGATGTTTGAGTCAGTGCAGGTCGGGACAGGCGCTATGCACCACTGCGGCAGTGACACGTACGGGTACTACGTGTCTGAAGTCAACAAGGACGAGAAGACGATCGGCGTCTACCGTCCACAGGAGCACTTCACGAAGTGCTGGGAGGACGGCAGCTTGACTCCAGATCCCTTCGACCCGGAGCATCCGACTGAGATGAGGTATGTCGCGTGGCGTGGACGGTGGTGGAAGCTGGATGCTGACGGGCTGCGGACGCGAGAGACGATGGACTGGCGGTTCGGTCCCTGCTACTCGTACCAGAATCCGTCCTTCTAAGTGGCTGAAGCTGTAGACTTTTGATATGATCTATGATGTCAACACGCTAAGGAGAGACAATGAAGCAAGTCGTAGACAAAAAAGAAGATTTTCTCGTTGACTGCATGATATCAGCCGGCGAGCTTGATGAATCTGGCTACAAGTTCCTTGACAATGATCTCCGAGTGCTTGAAGTAGCAAGACATAATGTCCCATATTCTGAGTTCGAAGAATGGGAAGTGTCGCCTGAGTTCAGGAAGAGGATGCGGGAGCTTGAGCGCATTGGCAGAGAGCGATTTGGACAAGACTACTGGATGAAGTACCATGTATGCCACTTCTGCACACGTTCTCAAGCAAGCTAGCATTGTCAAGCTTGGCCGCTTGAGCATTTGAAAAGTCTTTTGCATTAAGTGGCTAAACGGCAAATGCTTTGATATTGTCTATCGTGCAAGGGCATGGAAAGCCCATTAACCAAAAACCACAAAGGAGAAGAGAAATGACAGTCGGAGAATTGATTGAAGCACTCAGTGAAGTGCCAGATGACACACCTGTGAAGCTTGGGCTGCAGCCGCGGTATCCAATGGTCGGCAGGATAATGAACATTTGTGAGCAGCGGAATGATGACGGAGACACAACTGCAGTCTGGATTGCCTGCTCGGACAATGAGGACTACGGCTGCCCAGAGGGTGTCTGGGACGAGACAGTCATCTATGATGAGAAGGATGAATGAGCAGATTTGCTTCAACCACTGCTGCATGACAGCTGCGAAGCTGGGACTGCTTAGATGCATAGCAAGCCATCTATGGCTGCTGTGTGTCTGAGTGTTCCAGTTGATGTGGAGCATATTTGAACATATTTAAAATATTTTTATTTTTAAATGGCTAGACGCGGCGCCTTTTCTTATATAGGGGTTTTTATTAAAAAAAATTATTTTTTAAATGACCGCCGCGCGAATTTTTGGTATAATGGGCGGCGGCTCGTGATTATATCAAATTTTTTTTCAGCCATTTAAAATATTATTTTCATAAAAAATAATATTTTTATCTTTTAAATGGCTGAAGTCAATGATTTTTGATATGATCTATAATGCGAGGGACAATGGAGATCAATTAAAAATAAAAAATTAAAAATTAAATTTAATTTAATTAAATTTAATTTTTAAATGGCTAGAGTTCCTCCAATTTGATATGATCAACAATGTGAGGGACAATAAAACATCTAAAAAATCAGCCACTCAATGGCTCGAAAAAAAATATTAAATCTTAAGTGGCTGAAATTCATCCAGTTTGATATGATCAATTTCGGGCGGCACCTGGTGGTGCAACCCATAAACCAACCACACCAACCACACGGAGAGAAAAATGACGAAGACCGAAATCACGAACGCTATCACGGCAACTCCTGCTCGTTACGCCTTCGAGGTGAGGACGACTCCGGGACTGACGAAGAAGAACCGCACGACGAAGGCACCGACCACCTTCTCTGTGGAAAAGAGGTCGACCTTCACGGCCGTCGCGGGCGCATGCTACCAGGATGAGGTGAACAAGGTTCTGGAAAGCCAAGGCCTGGCCAAGGACTTTGTGGCACAGGCACCCTCCGGAAAGCACTACGTGGACGGGTCCTCCTGGCTCATGGAGGCCGATAGAACCCCTGGTAAATTCTACGCAGCCTTGTCCGCCTTTGAGGACCAGCACACCGAGTACTACATCGACGGCCGCCTCGCCACTCAGGCGGAGGTCGAGGACCTCAAGACCAACTACCTCCCAAAGGCCGCCCCCTCCACCTCGCCTGTCACCTGGAGGACCTACGGAATTGAGGGAATCACCAAGGTCACCAAGATGGCCTAAGCAATCTGGGGCCACCCTCACAATCCCTTGTGGGGTGGTTCCCAACCGCCAACTAACCACCCAACCAACGAAAGGACCAAATGAAGTCAATCGTCCATGAATGTCCTGAAGCTATCCACAAGACCTCAGATGAGGTCAAGGCCCAAGTCCTTGAGCAGCTCTTCGGGACCAAGCCTCAGGAAATGCCTGAGTTCAGGTCGGGCATGACCCTCAACCCGGCGGGCACAAGGGACCACGCTGGATACAAGAACCGCCTTGACGGCAACGGCCTGGACCACACGGGCTACCATGAGGTCCACTTGAGGCCAAAGCAGTGGCATGACAATTCACGCCTCCGCCGGATGCCCTTCAAGGTGTCTGTCTAAACCAACCCAACCACCAACCAAAGGAGTCCAAATGAAGAAGCCAACCCTCATCCACGGCCGCGGCGGCAACAGCACCACCAAGGCAATCACGTTCGCCCACGCTCAGAAGATGCCCAAGTACATGCGCATCCTCGAGGCTCTGGTCAACTTCCCGGGCCTGAGGCGCTGGGACATCCTGGCGATAACACATGGCGGCATATCTGAGAGCCACCACAATCCACGCCACAACGGCGAATTCGCAACCCTCACGGCTTACGGCTTGGCAACCTTCCGGCGTGAAGGCCGCCAGTGCTTCTGGCGTGCAACCCCCAAAGGCAAGGCGTTCCTCCTCCAGGCTAAGATGGAGGGCGACCTTGCCTGATCCAAGTACAATCTAACTTATCAACCAACCAACAGAAAGCGAGAAAAAATGAACACGAACACCAAGCTCATGTCCACCTCCTTCGCCGGCAACCTGCTGGCCAACCTCACCGAAGCTGCCGAATCCGACGGCGAGCAGCTCTTCGTCAATCCGGAGCCATTCATCAAGGCGTACTACTCTCATGAATGGCGCAAGCGTGTGCTCAACGGCTTCTACTATCTGGCCAAGCATGGCTACATTGACTATGACGGCCTGGACGGCACCATCATCATCACCGACCTTGAGACAGCCAAGCGCATGGTGTATGAGGGCGGGATTCTCACCCCTGGTCTTTCAGACAAGCTGAATGAAGCCCTCAAGGCCGAAGCTGAGCTTGACGAGGAAGAGCCTGAGGAAGAGCCGTCAGCTGAGTCTGAGACGCCGGCGAATGGCTGGGAGCAGCAGGTCCAGGAAGCTATTGCAAAGTGCCAGGAAGCAATTGAGCAGGTAGCCAAGCTGCTGGCAGCTCTGAAGTGATGAGACATAGTCTAGACTGGCATTTCAACTTCAACAAACTAAAGAGAAAGAAGGCATACAATGGCATCCGACAACAGTGTTAAAAATGACATTGTCAACAGCTGCGTGCGTAAGCTCATGGACTACACTAAGCTTGCATCTGTTCCAGGATGGAAGCGAGAAAAGAAGTTCAATCCAGAGATTTCTTCTTATGCAAACACCAATCCGGTCAAGAACAGCAAGGGCAAGTCAGTGAGAGTTGGACTTGACTGTGACTTCAGACTAGAGCCAGATGAAGCAGCATTCATTGGATCTATTTTCATTCGAGGGAACCACAACAATCCAGCTGAGGTAGATCTCAAGGCATTTGCATCTATCATGCGCAAGGCTGGTCTTGACTTGCATCCGCCGACTAAGAAAGACTCTAAGCGATACGAGGGCAGATACAGGAACAGACTTGTGTGGAAGATGAACTACAGCAAAGAATGGACTGAAATCATTGGCAAGGTGAATCAAGTCAAAGAAGCTGTGAATGCTCATCTTGCTGAGATTGCTGAGCTTGTCTGACAAATATGGATGACTAGAGGTCTGTCTGCAGAAGCTAAGTGGCTATGCAGGCAGACTTTTGATATTATCTATCATGTCAATCAGCTAAAGGAGAAAATACAATGACTAAGAAAGACAAGCTTCTCGTCCTGATCGCCTGGGACAACTGCGGCACAGCGCCAAGCATGAGATCTCTGCTTCAAGACGGAGGACTAGCCAAGACAGGCTTTGCTTCAGCAGCCTCTCTTAGAGATGCTTTCTACAATCTCTACAAAGACGGCTATCTCAGAAAGCTTGACAATTGCCCTGTAAGAGGCGGTGTCTATGTCCTCACAGACAAAGGCGCTGCTTATGCTGAAGCTCTCATCAAGGCTGAGCAGCGCAAGCCCCAGCAGATGGACTTATTTGAGAGCCCAGCTGAGAAGCCGGTAGAGAAGTCTCTGGATGAAGAATCTCATAATGCGCTTGAAGACTTTGCTAAGACATTTGACTCAGTGCTGAGTGATCTCCAGCAGATGCGAGAGCTGTATGCAGTCCCTTCCGCTGGCTGGGTAGACATCACTTGCTGCAGAATGCTGAGAGCAAAGCAGAAGGTTGCAGACATCATTGAAAGCGCTCTGCAGCTAGCTGGCTGAGTATCCGGAATATGACTGCCAGACTAGCAGTTCCGAGGAAGAGCTTCACGCAGCCTCTGAAGCATTCATCTGCAGACAGCAGAGAAGTCTTCTTGAGCAGCAGAGCACTGACTGCGAGAACTGCTAGGGTGGCTCCGGATGAGACACAGAAGCACATGTCAAGGAAGTCTGTCATGCAACTCTCACCCACATTGAGCATTTGAAGCCGCGTGGACGGACACTAGCTTCATCTTGGTAAGCTTCTGGAACAGCCGACTTGTAGCTCACTTTGTGCCCATGAGCTCCAGCAGACTTAGTGTTCAAGCTTGACAAGTCTTGTATTCCCATTGGACTGTATGTAGGCCGTCCTGCCCATGAATACTGAGTGTGGCTGCCGCATTTGTCCCAGTCAGGGAACGGTGCTCTGTGCACATGGCTGCCGCTTATCTCACATTGGATGTCCGGAAGCTTTGGAAGAGTCTCAGAGACATAGTTGCTAGACACTGTTGGATCTGTGCTAGGGCTGATGCTCGCTGGAAGATCGGCTGAAGCTGTAGACCACAAAGTGCAGTCTTTGTCAATCTGCTTCCAAGTGCAGTTCACAAGTCCGATGTAGTTGTCAGCAAACGGCGGTGGAGTGCCAAGCATTGAGACATACACTGATCCAACGGGGTAGATCATGTCAAACACCGTCTGCAGATCAAAGCTGGTCTCTGTTGTCTAAGAGCTTTGATATTGCTCAGTGTTGTCTACAAGACGTCCGTTCTCATCTACACCAAGGACACCGACTCTGCCGCCGCTTCTTGGAGCTGGCATCTTCACCACGCCCCATCTGTCATAGTTGGCTGACAGCACTGAGATCCGTCCATTTGAGTCTACATTGATGTTGTCACCTATTATGACTGTGCCTGGATGGCTAGAAGTTGCGGTAGGCATTGGCATGTTCTCACTGAGATACTGCGCATTGACATAGTAAGACTGCCACTGAGTGTTGCTGTCAACATACTGCTCATTGCCCTTTGGATAGGACACCTCAAGCAAGCAGTTGCTGAGCACTGGTTCTGCTATGTCAGCTGACAGATTGCCTAGATCTGATATTCGTCTTATTGCCATAATGAAGTTATTTACCTATATCAAAGCTTGAAATGGCAGCCACTCGACTAGTCGAAAGTCTACAATTAAAATTCCCTATATAAAGCGCGTTTTTAAATGGCTGAAGAGACTGTCTTTTGGTAGAATCTATAATGCAAAGGAGAATTGTCTATGAGCAAGACAAAGAGAAGCTGGCAAGAAGAGGGAGTCAAAGTTGTAGAAGCATGCAACTCGAATGACATGCACAATGTCATACCTGTGAATGCATGTGTCGGGTCTGGAAAGACTGATCTCGCTTCTTACGCGCTTGGAGACTTCATCAAGAAGAACCGAGACAAGAAGACTTTCCAGATGTTTGTGACACCGCGCATCCGTCTATGTGCACAGCAGGCAGATGAGATCCGTGCATATCTGAAAGAAGAGCTTGGCTTAGAAGACGGCAGAGACTATGACATCATGCGAAAAGACTGCACACAGCATGACATGGACTTGAGAGCAAGGACTTTCAGCTCTCAGCATGCAGTTGCAGTTGTCTGTGATGAGTCTCTCTGGGGGACTGAGCAGGACGGCACTGAGCTGAGATGGCGCAGATGGATGAAGTTTCTGCACAAGATCCAAGGCAGAGGATGGCTGCTCGGCAATGTTGTGCTTGATGAAGCACACAACTACACATCTTCTGTTGAGAAAGTCCTTGGAAGGGGGATTGCATGAAGACTGCACAGCTGGTAGAGTGGAAGCGGAATGAGAACACATCTCACATCTTCTTGTCTGCTCTTGGAGGAGACAAGATGTTCCTCAAGCCTGACTACTTAGAAGTGTTCAGGACTTGCACAGACAAGCTGAAAGAGAGCCAGCTTGGATCTTTTGTCAGTCTGTGGCGGAAGACATGTGATGAAGCATGCAAGAAAGTCTTCTTGAAGCTTGTGCCGAAGATCATCCATGACAATGACGGTGAGTGGAAGCATGCCATAGACCGAGTTGTGACAAAGTTCCGCGGCAACCTCGGAGAGATCTTGGTTGAGATGATGGCTGAGAATGGACTTCTTGACTTCATCAAGCCCGGAACTTACTGCCCAGTTGACCCGACTCAAGAAGAGTTCTTTGATGCAACAGCAAAGCGGAATGGACTTCCCATTGGAATCCAAGTCAAGAACTACAGTGAGCACAACAAAGTAGATGCTGAAGTCTTTGTCAAAGCTGCCTGCCAGTCTGACTTGTGGCTTCGCAGAGACAAGCTCATCTCTGAAGATGACTTGAAAGACTTCACCAGCACCCCATGCCAGTACATCATTGCAACTTCAGATCCAGCAAATGAGCTGCTTGAAGAGCGCTTCAAGAGCTCTGTCGTCTTTCTCGGCCCGAAGTGGATAGATGCAAAGCGGATCCAGGGATCCAGCAAGACTGGTGAAAGCGCTAAGTGGCGGATGTTCAAAGAGACCGCTGATGAGATAGAAGCTCTTTCTTGAGTGGCTAAGCTTGTCTAGACTTGATACAATCTATGCAGTAGAGAGGAGACACCACAATGAAGAAGTCTGAGAAGAACTTAGCACATCTGTTCAAGAATGTCATCATGATGTCTGGCACTCCTGACTGGGTGCAGCAGAAGATGACAGTGAAGAACCCGAAGAACATCTGCAAATGCTCGCCAAAGCTTGCAATGGACAACGGCTGGATCTGCAGGCCGTCTCTCAACCTTGTCAACTGCAGTGATGAAGACTGGCCCGCAGCTGTTAAAGCTGTATACAACCGAGAGATGGAAGTATATGAAAAGTCTGGAAAGATCTTCCGTCCGACTATCTTGGTGAACTGCGGATCAATTGACCAGGTTGCAAACCTTCGTGAGAAGAAGTGGTTCAAGGAGAATGCTGGAAAGAAGTTCCACTTGATCTCTATCCACTCAATGAAGACTGTCACTGATGACAAGACAAACATCAAGAAAGACTTGTCTGCTGAGATTGACGGGAAGAAAGTAGATGCTCAGGCAGCCTATGATGCAATAATGGACATTGACAAGCTTGAAGACAGCTTGCCTGTGCTTGTCTTCCAAGTCGCGATGATCGGTGAAGGCATCAATGTCAAGTCTTTCAATGCTGTCATCACTGCTTCAAACTGCGACAAGACTGCAATGCAGCAGATCGGCCGAGCTGTCCGGAACTTCTCGATTGAGAAGGAAGTCGTAGAGAAGACTGTCAAGCCTCTAGACACTTTCTGGGGGAAGCTGTTCAAGAAGACTGTTGAAGTTGAAGAGCTCAAGAAGAAGACTTTCACAAAGGTGAATGACGGACATGCAAACGTCTATGTCATCAATGACAACTTGAAGACACTGATGAATCTTGTCCATGGACTGAACAACTTTGACTTGACAAGTGACTGCTTCTCTTGGGGCAAGAAGATAGACATCAGCACTGGGTCTGCTGTCAGAATTCTTGATGAAGAAGATGCTGCACATGAGCAGAAAGACAAGTGGAATGACATGGATGAGAAAGACCCAGAGATCGTAGAAGTGTTCACAGCTGTCAAGAAGAAGATCTTGACTTCTTGCTTTGACACTTTCTTCAGCGGTCTGGAAGACAATGACGGAAACGGAATCCCTGACGACCAGGAGTTCAGAGAAGTTGTCAAGAAGAAAGATGCTGAGGGCTGGTGTGAAGTCTGGATGAACAGGAAGAATGCTGATCCTGTAGACTTGCTTGACAAGTTCCGCGAGCGGATCTGCAAGCTTCTTGACAATGAAGAGTTTATGCAGCTCTGGAAGAAGAGCCGAGAAGCTGCGCTTGAATATGCTGTCCAAGATCCCGAGATGGCTGAGTTTCTTGACACTCACTTGAGTGAGAAGACTTTTGCAAACTTCATGATGTAATACCTTGGTCTGTGGTTGGACCACTGCAGCTGGCTTCCAGATGGAAGCCAGCTTTTATCTGTTTCTTAAGTGGCTATGAGCATAGACTTTTGGTACAATCTATAGTGCAGTGGAACAACTAGGAGAGAACAATGGAGATAGACATTTCAGAGCTTCGGATAGACCAGAGCAAGATGCATGCTGATGGATGCACTTACTTCGGTCTGTTTGAGAAGCATATGCCGAGAGATCTTGGTCCAGACAAGACTGTCTTGATCTATGAGATCTCAAATTTGTCTTGCATATTGCCAAGCTGGTTGCTTTGAATCCTGAAGCTAGATACATAGTTGTAGGGAACAAGTCTTGCAACAAAGCTTTGAAGATCATCTTGCCGAAGACTAGCAATGTAAAATATTTAGAGAAGTTTGACTTCAAGGAGACTGACATGAAGTTTGATTGTATTGTGATGAATCCGCCATACAGCAGGAACTTGCATCTGAAGATTCTTGCTGAGGCAATCAAGCATTTGAATGATGAGAAGAGTGTGTGCGTGAATTTGAGCCCAGTAAGATGGCTACAGGATCCATTAGCAAAATGGAAAGCTAAAAGTGATCAAAAGCGATTTGAATCATCTGTACTTAAGCATATAGATGCTTTAGATATTATATCATCTGATAAATCATGCGAATTATTTAGCAATTGCTTAAATGTTCAATGCGGAATTTATAAATGTATTCCAGGTATTAGTAATAAATCATTTGTTTGTCAAAATGCTATTATTGATAAATGTTATGCTAATTTTATAAAAAATAATACAATTGAACCACATATTAAACATTGTGTACCAAGAAAATTTGCATGTGTTATTTCTTTAATATGTGGTGGAAAACAAGGCTGGACTGAAAAATGTCCTCCACTTTTCATGATGACAAAAGAAAAAGCATATTATAATGATGGCAAAAATTGCTATGGACAAACATATAAAGAATATCGTGATAAAATGATATGGGGAAATCTTAAACCAAAATCTGAAGTTTCAAATATTGAATTTAATACAATAGAAGAACGAGAGAATTTTTACAATAGTTGTGCATTAAATGCATTTAAGTACATATATAAAGAATCTATGGTGGACGTGAACGTCCACCCTGATTTCTTACCATGGCTTGGTGACACCATCAATCCGCGCACAGGCAAGAAGGGCTATGAAGGCGAGTGGACAGATGATGACCTCTACAAGCTTTTCAACATGACGCCTGATGAGATAAAGACAATTGAAGACACGATGAAGAAGTACAAGCAATGAGACTTTGGCACAAAGACATGATAGCCAAGCTGCCAAGAATGCAGCTTCTTGGCCAACATCGTGAATGCACAGCACTTCGTGGCAAAGGTTGGGGAAAGAAGCATAGCGTAGTCAACTATGTCTTTAAGCATCCATATTCAATGCTGTACAGCTATCATGAGAAAATCATGCATGAGATGGAAGCTAGAGGCTACCATGCGGCACTTGAATGGCATGACATCCATTATCGTGGCAAGCGCATTGGCTTTGACATGTCTGACTTCACTAGCCAACTGTCATCAGCTGACTATCCTGAACATGACAGCAGATATCTTGAAGAGTGCATAAGCAATCTTCACAGCAAAGGCATTGACTTGCAAATTTGACAATGAAGTTAAGTGATGAAGTCAAGTCTTGAGTGGCTGAAGCTGTAGACTTTTGATAAGATCTATGGTGCAAAGGAGAGAGTGATGCATGAAGCTTACATGTTCGAGATAAGTCTTCCAAAGCAAAAGCTTTTCAGAAGCGAGAAGTTCTCATCTTACAAGAGATTTGTCATTGAATGCGGAAAGAAATGCAGAGAGCTGCATGCTCATGCTGATGATGTCAAGATCTTGTGCATCACTGAGTCCGGTGATGTGTTTGCACGTAGTCCTGAGCATGGTGAGCTAGCAGTCTAAGAGAGGATAAAGCTATGACACAGACATTCAAAGGCTGGACTGTCGGGCTTGAAGACAAAGACCATGCTTATTTTCTAGGCGTCCACACAACAGCTGAAGGCACTAAGTATGGAAATGTGCATAAGACTCCATTGGAGAAGGGAGTCTATGACCAGCTCTTCAGCACACCGGAAGATGCAATGTTCTTCTGGAAGACCTGCTACTGGGAATATCTTGCAGGCAAGAAGTCATTCAAAGCTGTTCCTGTGAAGATAGACATCTCAGTTGGCGTGTCTGCTCTTGGCTTTCAGTGGAATGGCATATGAAGTTGAGTGGCTGAGCTGCTTGGTCTTTGATACAATCTATGATGCAAAGAAGAGAAGAAGATGCCTGACCTCTATTCCGAGATAACCGACAAGATGCCGCAAGACGCGCAGGACCTCTGCCGTCGGGCAGCGAACGTCTACGAGCGGTGCCGCCGGTACTCCGGCCGCCGGATCCACGACGTCAACTGCTTTGCCGGCCGGCTCCTCAACGGAGTGCACAACCTCGCGGGGATATGGGACATCGACACGACTGAACGGGACGACGCCGCCGAAATCGAGGAGCTGCGCCAGGAGTTCAAGGCGAGCCTCGAGGAGTGGCTCGTCGACGGCTTGAAGGAATTCAATGAAGACCTTCCATGATGGAAAAGAAAGGGAAATCATAATAAAGCTGTCAGTGCTTTCACTGTATGTCTGCATTCACAAGATCGAGAAGACTAAATTGTTCACATAAGTTCAAGAAGCTGAAGTCAGTTGGCTTCTTAAGTGGCTGAAGTCGTAGACTTTTGATAGAATCTATAGCACAAAGGAGGAACAACAATGACTTACCGAGAGCTCATAGACAACAGAAAGTCAATAAAAGTGCGCAAAGTGCGCGGCCGCGATGAGTGGAATGTGCTTGACATGCGGTATTATGGATCTAAAGTCATAGCTTCATTTCCGTCTAAAGATGAGGCTGAAGACTTTGCAGAAAGACGTGTCTTGTCTGACCATTGAGGAGACATCATGAAGTACACAGAAGAGTTTGACATCTTCACATTTGACTTCTGGTCTGGTGCTAAGGACACCATAGCTGAAGTCAGAGATGAAGAGAAGCTGACTGATCTTCAGCTTTTGATTGAAGACTACTTTGACGGACAGACTCCGTCTAAGACAGAGATCAATGACTTCGTCTGGTTCAACCGAGACATGATCCTTGAGCAGCTTGAGATTGACGGCAGCTGAGTGGCTGAAGCTGCAGACTTTTGATATGATCTATGACGTAAAGGAGAGAACATCATGTCAAGAAAGAAGCTTCCATACATGCCACGTGTGCTGATACGTCGTGATTTGTCCACACGCACGATCTTGTCTAAGCGTGACAAGGCTAGCTCACGTCGTGCTTTGAACAAAAGTGTGAATGCCATGTGGCGCTAAGCGGCTAGATCATTTAGTTTTTGATATGATCTACAGTGTCAATCAAGGAGAAAGACAATGACCTACACACCACAGCCAGTCACCGAGAAGCTCATCAATGACATGATGGCATATGCCAAAGATGAGTATGGAGTCAAGGACAATGAGACTTTGCGAGAGATTGCTCTGCTTGAGATTGAAGACCTCAAGCGCAAAGGCTGCCTGCTCTATGGTCCATACTGCATGGGATGCCCGGCACACAATGAAAAATGCCCAATGAATGACTGGCAGACGCGCCATCCCGAGTACATTGGTGATAAGCTAGAGCAGAAGCTTAACTCTTACTATTCTAAAGCATATTGGAAAGAGCATTAAGCGGCTAAGATCATAGACTTTTGACAATATCTATAGTGCCAAAGGAGAGAAAAAATGCCAACTGAAGAGACAGCGCTGCAGATGCCTGCACGTCAAGACGAGCTTAAGTGGCTAAGCTGCAAAAGCTTTGATAAGATCTATTTCATCAACAACCACTAAAGCAAAGGAGTCCAGAATGAACCGCTACATCGTCACACTCGCAACGCCCACCGGCACGCGCAAAGTCATCATTGCCGCGGAGGGCATCATTGACGCCCGTGTCCGCGCAGACCACAAGTGCAGCCGCGGTGAGAAGGTCGTCTCGGCCGCCCCGTATGACCCGTCCATCACTGTCGCATGAGGGGAGGGACACTATGGCGTGTGACCAGATTGAGTACTGTGGGGAATGTCCCCACTATGAGAAGTGCATAGAGCTTGCTGAAAAAGGCAGGCTGTCATCGTGCAGAAAGCAAGCAAAATGAGGTGGAGAGCTATGTGGCCGTTCAAGTCAAAGGCGGAGAAGTGCACTAGAGCATATGCTAAGATGCGCAGAGCAGATCTCATTGAGTAGGGAAGTCTGCTAGCTGAAAAGCATGTGGCTATGGTGTTCCCTTATGTTGAAGGCATATACATCATGAAAGGGCATCTAAGTGCTGCTCTGAATGACATGGTGCAAGGGTTTACCGCTATGCATGGATATGGAAGCTCATACAAGAAAGCTTATGAAAGCATAATGCGGCAGCTTGTAGACTATGAGAACATGCGTGATGTGGCGTCATTGGCTGGCTGGATAGAAATGCGCCAGCATGCAAATTAAAGCATATGCTAAGTGGCTAGATGCGGCATTTTTTCTTATATAGACTTAGACATATGTTGCAATGTCTTCTGCTTTAGATGGCTAAGCTGCAGATCTTTGTTATATGTGCATTTGAGCTGACATATGCGCTTATACCAAAATCCAGTCTTATCAGCCATTTAGAGCTTTGTCTTTTCTAAAGAAAAATATTTTGACTTTCTAAATGGCTGAAGCATTGAGTTTTTGATATGATCTATAATGCGAGGGAGTGGTGGTGGCAGCCACCACATGGCATGGCCACTTGGCCATAGCCGGTCCATGCGGGTGAAAAAAATTCCCACTCTTAAGTGGCTGAACACCCGAAACTTTGATAAGATCTATGTCGAAAGGAGTTGAAGATGGCTAATACACCTGGTGCCCCTCCGGCACACATCTAAAAAAAATCAAAATCTTAAATGGCTAAACCACGGATCTTTTGATAAGATCTATACCGTCAACACCAACCACACCAATGAAAGGAGCGCACTATGCGCACGATCCACACCGGATTCTATTCAACCAAGGCTCGTAAGATCATTGAAGGTCTTCTGACTCTTCAGAAGAAGGACAACAACAACCACGCAAATACCTTCGCACGAAGGTGCATCAACAAGTCTACGGTCGACATGGACTCCTCCGGCGAGGTGGTCCTCGCCTGCGGGAAGCTAAACTCATGGGGTGCGGCTGCGGCCTGGGATGGCGTAAGCGATTCGGTTGCCTTGAAAAAACTCGGGTGCTTCTTCAAGCAGCGCATCATGGAGGCTCTCAAGAAGGAAGGCAAATATGATGCCTGGGACCACAAGAATGAACTGGAGGTCACCCTTAGGATTGACCCGGAGACCACCCTAACCTTTTCTATCAAGGACGCCTACTACATCTATGACATGTTCCTGGGGCGCACGCCACCGGCCTCACGGTATTCGATGGCCTTCCTGAATGAGATCCGGGGCACCCAGAGGGACCCCATCACAGCCGAGATGATCAATAGCCTGAAGGAAGAGATCACCGCCCTGGAGCAGAGCACCAACGCAGAAGCGGACCGCCTCCAGCGCGAGTCCTGGACCAAGGTCAAGGCAGTGAAAGCCGAGTACGAGAAGCGCATCAAGGACCTGCGCGAGGAGACCGCTCACAAGATCGCCGAGCTCAATGCCTCCATCGAGGCGACAATTGACGGCCTGGCGAATTCTTGAGTGGCTGAACCCTCAGTCTTTTGATACAATCTATACCGCAAACCCAACCAACCCAAACCCGAAAGGACCAAGCAAATGAGCGACACCACCAACATCAACCTCCACAACTCCATCACGACCGCCGAGGCAGTCGAGATCATCACAGCCGCGGTGAAGACGGCCATCGCAAACCCTGAGCTGGCCTCGAGCCTCCCGGCCATCATGCTCCGTGGGGCGCCTGGCGTCGGCAAGTCCACGATCATCCGGAACATCGCCAACAAGCTTGGCATCGGCTTCGTGGATGTCCGCCTTGCCCAGCTCGAACGTGTGGACGTCTGCGGCCTGCCTTCCATTGAGGACAAGGTCACCAACTGGAACGTCCCGGCCTTCTGGCCCAAGGACAAGGGGTCTAAGGGAATCATCCTCCTGGACGAGATCACCTCCGCCCCGCCGGACGTCCAGGTGGCCGCCTACCAGCTTGTCCTGGACCGCTGCATCTCCAACTCCAACTACAAGGTGCCGGACGGCTGGTACATCATAGCCGCAGGCAACCGGGCCATTGACAGGGCCGTGGTCAAGACCATGTCCTCCGCCTTGGCAAACCGCTTCATGCACTTTGAGGTGGACGTCAACCCTGAGGACTGGGGCTTCTGGGCCGTGGCCAATGACATCCATCCTGCCATCACGGGCTTCATCAAGTTCCGCCCTGGCCTCTTGTTCAAGATGGACGACCAGAACCTCGAGCAGGGATGGCCCTCACCCCGCTCCTGGGAGAGGGTCTCCAATGTGATCCCGATGTTTGCCGGCAACGAGGACATCCTGAGGAAAGCGGTCTATGGCCTGGTCGGTTCTGGTGTGGGCATGGAGTTCATGGAGTTCTACCGGGTCAACAAGAAGACCGACGACGTCCTTGAGATGCTGGTCAACCCTAAGGCAAACGTGGTCATCCCCACCAAGTCTGACGAAAAGTGCGCCTTCGCAGCTGCGGTCTCCTACCTCCTCTGGAATGGCCATGACAGCCAGGACGACAAGACCAGGGTCGAAGGAATGTACAGGATCCTCAACGAAATGTCCTCGGACTATGCAACCCTTATCATCAAGAACGCCATGCAGGGGAACAGGAGGATCAGCCGAATCGAAGCCATGAAGCTCATCTCCGGGTCTCCCTCCTACGCTGAGTTCGCCAAGACCCACTCGAAAGCCTTCAGCCAGAAGTACACGCTGGATGCCTAAGGCCTGACAGCTAAGGTCCCTCATCTGAGGGACCTTAGCTAAATCAAAGATCTTAAGTGGCTGAACCACCTGAGTTTTGATACAATCTATACCGCAAGCCCAACCAACCACCAAGGAACACCACCTATGAAAAAGAACACCACCAACAATACGCTCACCCCCGAGGAGCTCAAGGAGCTCAAGAGGAATGCCAACGGAATCCTCGCTGAGACCCGCATGAACTTCCAGCGCATGTTCCCCTTTGTGGGGTCTGTGTCCATGCAGATGGACCTGATCCCAACCCGTGACCACCGCAACCCAACGGCCTGCACAGACGGCCACACGATCTACTTCGACATCGCCTTCCTCTCCAGCCTGACCCGTGAGGAGCAGATGTTTGTCCTCGGCCACGAGGTCTACCACGCCGTGATGATGCATCCCCTCCGTATTGAGGGGCGTGACCTCAGCATCTTCAACATTGCGGCTGACATGGAGGTCAACGGCATCCTGAAGGCTGACGGTCTGATTCCTCCGAAAGAGCTGTTCCTCCCCTCCGACTATGGCTTCCCGGCTGAGAAGAGCGCCGAGGAATACTATGAGCTTCTCCTCCAGGGGGCCAAGCAGAACTGCCAGATGCCTGGTGGCGATGACAAAGGCGGCAACAATGGAACACAGCAGTCTGGTCCTAGCAAGGGAATGTCTGGCATGTCCAAGCCTGGACAGCCTAATGAAAAGCTGAAAGGCCAGTTTGACAAGCACATCGGCAAGTCTGATGAGCTTAACAAGGAGTCTGGTGCTGGAGAGTACTCTGACCGCTACGGCAAGATCGGTGAGGACGAGGACTTCACCCCCAATGTGGACCCTAGGGAATCTGAGAAGGTGCGGTCAGCCGCGGTGGCAGCCGCCCAGCAGATTGAGAGGACCCGTGGATCTCTCCCCGGCCACCTGAAGAGCCTGGTGGAAAACCTCCTGAAGCCTGAGATATCCTGGAAGGAGGTCTTGGTGCAGTTCACAACCCGCACCTCGGGGTTCGACACCACTTGGTCGAAGCCCAACCGCCGGTTCGTCCACACGGGCACCTACCTCCCCTCCCATGAGGGCAACGCCTTGAAGCTCGCCATCGGCCTGGACACTTCGGGGTCTACCTCGGAGGACATGGTCAAGTTCCTCTCGGAGGTCAAGGGAATAGCCAAGAGCTTCTCGGCCTACGACATCGATGTGATCCAATGTGACCGGGACATCCAAGATGTCCAGCACTACACCCAGGACGACCCCTTCCTTGAGGGACCCAACAAGAACTTCAAGGTCTGCGGCGGCGGCGGAACCCGTCTGCGTCCGATCCTCGACTACATCAAGGTCAACAGCTTGGACGTGGATGCCCTGGTGATATTCACAGACGGCTACATCGAGACCATGGAAGCCAAGGATGACCCCGGCATTCCGGTCCTCTGGATCCTCACGAAAGATTCTACCGACGAGCATGTGAAAGCCTTCGGTGAGGTGGTGAAGTTCGCGGCCTGAGTGGTGTCAGGCTAGCGAAAGCGGTGCCCAGCTCTGAGGTGTGGTGTGGTGGCCACTTCTCAGAGCTGGGTTTTTCTAGCCAGATGGACCTAAGCAATTTGAGGAGAGAGCAATGACCACTGTCAGAACTAATGTGCATTCTTACAAAGCCTTCAAGATCCTGCATCTCATATGGAGCAAAGCTAGCAATTTCTTGAATGCATCTCGGATGGCTAGAGCCACGCCTGAGATGGCAAAGCTTTTGAAGATAGCGCCATGGCCTACCGTCATGAGAATTGAGTACTTAGATGACATGACCATAGCTATAAAATATGATCTTCACCCTGGCCGAGTTATTCCACCTAGCGTTGTAAAAGACGCCGCTGCCGCTGTCATCATCACAACCACAATGATTGAGTATGAGCATGAGCATCTTTGGCGCACTGGCTACAAGGAGCCACACATGGATCTAGCAGATCTAGCAGCTGCCAAGCATGAATCCATATCCCCCTATAGCGAGGAGCCTATTCTGATAGATGACATACTGCTGGCAGCCGCACTCATTGCAGATGCTGATGTGTCGAGCTGGCCGCCCGACAAAGTGAAAGCTTTTGCTGGAAGAGAGCTCAACCCTATTGAGTTTGAATTTGCTGTCCACATCTATGACTGCTTAGCTGACATAGACAGCAAAAAACAGCAAGAGGCAGCCAAGCTCAAAGCTGCATATGACAAAGCCATGAAGGCGCTTGCAGAACGCGTGTATGATGAGAAGCATGAGCTGTTCAAGAAAGTTGACAGCCTTCTCAGCGACAACCTTGTAGATGCAAGTGTATGTGACATGGTCTCTACAATGAAGACTAGCCATGCATATTCAAGCTAAGCGGAAGATGTATAATATAGTCTAATGCTATGGCCAGACGATTCTTCACATCCGACTTCCATCTGGGATCTAAGCTCTTGCTGTCCCTTGAGAAGTGGCCTTTCAAGTCTATAGAGTCTCATGATGCAGCCCTCATCAGGTCTTGCAGAGAGTGGGCCAGAGAAGACGATGTGATATACCATCTTGGAGATCTTGGACAGTTTGGCAATGACCGTGGACATGAAGGTCTTAGTGAAAAACCTGACCAGTTTGTCAAGGACTTGTCCGCGACCTTCTTGAACATCAGAGGCAATCATGACATACACAACAAAGTGAAGTCTATATGTGACTCAATGCATCTGTTTCTGAGCAAGAAGTATCCATCAGTCTCTCTGTCTCACTATCCGTCTTATGACATCCGCATAGACAAATGCTGTCTTGCTTCGCCAATAGTCATATGTGGGCATGTGCATAATGCATGGAAGCATTGCTTAGACTTAGACCATGGCATAATGAATGTGAATGTCGGCTGCATGAAGTGGGGATTCAAGATTGTCTCTGATGATGAGCTGATGAGATATCTAGATGCATTGTTCAGGACAAATCCAAAGAAGCTTCTCAGATGCAAGAGAGATGCTAGCGGAAAGCTGTTCTTCTTACGTCCAAAGACAATGCATTGACAGATGTTTATGCTATCTGAAAATGTGATATAATATAATCTAGCTGAGAAGCTTAGACTCAGCAGCAGGCGAATGCATGAGCATTGCTTGAATTCTCTAAGCAGTTCTAACAAAGCATACAATGCAGAACATAGACAATGAGACGGACAGCATGCAGGTGACTGTGTGCAACATAAAGTGGAGCAATCCAAAAGGGAAGACAAAGATCTACAATCTTCCTGAAGAGATGACATTGAACATTCCAGACGGTGTCATTGAGGGAGCAAAGAAGAGCAAGAAGACTACAGTGGAAGATGCAATAGAGACTTTCTGCTGCAACATCTTGACAAACAAGTTTGGCGCTGAAGTGCACAGCTGCCAGATCTATCTTCCAATTGAAGAGTAGAGAGAAGCACAAGCCTTTTTGGACAACAACTGAAAGAGAAAAGGAACAGCAGATGAATGACAAGTTCGAAGAAGCATTGAAGTCAGAGCTCAAGAATGAGAAGACTCTGTCTGACAATGGAGCAGTGATGCATGCCACAACTGGCAAAGCGCTGCTTGACATCAATTTCTCTGTCTCAAGCTTGAGGCAGGCAGATGAGACCACCATTGAGAAGAAGTTTGCAGAAGCATACTTTGAAGACCCGCTTCTGGCAGTGAAGTGGCTCTTCTTCTCTCGTGACGTGAGAGGTGGAATGGGAGAGCGGCGTCTCTTCCGCATCTGCTTCTCTTGGCTTGCAGGTCAGAAGCCAGAGCTCGCTGAGAAGCTTCTCAAGCTGGCACCTGAGTATGGGCGCTGGGATGATCTCTGGATGTCCGAGCTCAAGAGAGACCTCTGGAAGAAAGCTCTTGACATCATTGCAGCTCAGCTGACAGCTGACCTTGAAGCTGCAGATGCTGGCAAGTCTGTCTCGCTTCTTGCGAAGTGGCTTCCCTCTGTCTGCACAAGCTCGCCGAAGACAAAAGCTCTTGGACGCACAATTGCAGCTGACCTCGGCATGACTGAGCGTCAGTACCGCAAGACTCTGTCAAAGCTGCGTGCAGCATCTAAGGTAGTTGAAGTCGGAATCTCTGCAAACAAGTGGAGTGAAGTAGACTACAATGCTGTGCCGAGTCTCGCCAACATCAAGTACAAGAATGCATTCACAAAGCATGATGCTGCCCGTCGCCAGGCATGGCTTGAGTCTCTGGCCCGCGGGGATGAGGGAGTGAAGATAAACTCTTCAACAGCTTTCCCCTGCGACATCGTCCACAGCTACATGACGACGGCAAAGCAGAACTACTTTGACTGGAGGACTCTGCACATCAAGGCTGACACAGCCCTTGAGGAGATGTGGAAGGCGCTTCCTGACTATGCATCCTCTGACACTGGGAAGACGCTCTGCGTCGTAGACTCTTCTGGCTCGATGACAGTTGGAGTCGGTGGAGGCGGAATGCAGGCAATTGATGTTGCATTCTCTCTCGGCATCTACACCAGTGAGAAGCTCTCTGGACCGTACAAGGACAAGTACATCAGCTTCAGCAACAAGCCGAAGTACATTGACATGAGCAACTGCAAGACTCTTGCTGACAAGCTTGCTCTCTCTTACGCAGAAGCTGAATGTGCCAACACAGACTTGCGCAAGACGATGAAGCTCATCCTCGACTCGGCTGTGAACAACAACCTCAAGCAGGAAGACTTGCCTTCGACAATCCTCATCCTCAGTGACATGCACTTTGACCAAGGCACGACTGACTGGGGAGAAGACAAGACTCTGATGCGGGAGATTGCCGAGATGTACAAGAACGCTGGATACATTGTGCCGAAGATGGCGTGGTGGAACATCAGCGCAAACTCTAGGACGGTCATCCCTGTCCAGCAGATGGAGAACGGATGCACACTTGTGTCTGGCTTCTCGCCTTCAGTCTTGAAGATGGCTCTGTCCAGCAAGCTCGACCCGTTTGAAGCGCTGGTTGACCAGCTCTCTTCTGAGCGCTATGCGCCGGTAGAAGCTGCATTTCAGGAGTGCGTATGATACAAGCTTTCTTAGTGAAAGCTTCGGTCTGGCTGACGTTCCTCGGAGCGTTGGCCGACCTGATGGGCAAAGCTCTCCTTGAGTTTGCCAAGATGAATGACACGACTGACAGTGTCTATGATGACGTTGCAGAGCTTGCCAGACAGCGTGCTGATGAGCATGACCCAGACAAGATTGGAACTGACAAAGCTATTGAAGAGTATGGCCGCAAGTTTGATGTGATGATGATATGTGCATGTGTCATAGACATCTTGTTCGTGTTCGGCATATACATAGCTCTTCAGCACTATGGCTGGACTGACATAGCAAATGTGTTCATTGTCATGAGCTATGCTCTGTCATCTTACGCTGGATTCTACTTGCTGCGTTGCAACAGAAAGTCTCTGTCAATGGTTGACAATGTGATGTCTGTCTTGAAGTCTGCTGTAGAGGGTGATGGAATCCAGACCGGAGAGAGCAATGAAGAAGCAGAAAGCTCAGAAGATCCAGAAGACAAGAGCAAGAAAGAAGAATGAAGAAGACTGGTTTGTCTTGATGGGATTTGACAGAACTGACAAAGACCAGCAGGGATTTCTAGCCATGAATGACGGGAAGGGATTTGCTTCTTACAAGATAACTCATGATGTGCATGAAGCATTGAAGTTCCCATCAAAGAATGTAGACAGTCTTTCAAGCTATGGAACTCCAGAGCAGTGGCTCAAGTTCTTCTCAGAAGAGCGAGAGCTGAAGAACTGGAAGTTCCATCTGATGAAGATATTGAAGCCGAAAGACAGAATGGAGAAGAAAGCATGACAGTCGGAGAGTTGAAGAAGCTTCTTGAGAATGCTGATGACAGTGCATCTATTGAAGAATTCGGAATTGAAGTCAAGAAGCCAAAGAAGAAGAGTCTCATCAGAGAGATACTTGAGTATGACGGCAAAGTAGAAGAGGGAATTGACTGGAGCGACTCTTTCAACACTTCTTCTACATTTGGATGCTGAGCTATGTCTAGATTCATGAGCCCATGCGAGTTCAAGATGAAGCTTGATCTCGCAGATGACAAGTTTGCTCTCGTCAAAGCAAACAACGCAGTCAAGCTCTGCTCGCCAAGAGACACGCTATGCTACGGCATCTTGACTCGAGACGGGAACATGGCTTTCTTCAATGACAGTCTTGAAGAAGTCCAGCCTCCAGACCAGTTCTTGCTCTGGCTTGATGACCGTCCCTACATCAGTGCAATGTCTACAGAGATAGACTTCCCCATCCACGTGCCGAGATGCAAGATCATATCTTCAGGATGCTACTCAAACATCATCACACTTCCTGCTGTAGACATCCCAGACTCAGTTGAAGAGATCGGTGGAAGCGCTTTCATCAACTGCTCTGCTCTAAAAGAAGTCTGGATTCCTGACTCAGTCAAGACAATGGGAAGTGCTGTGTTCAAGGGATGTGACTCTCTTGAGAAGATCTCTTTTCCAGCTATGCGCCGGATTGAGCATCTGACTTGCAAGAAATGCTACAGCTTGAAAGAAGTAGAATTCCGCGGACCAGTTCTTGAGATCGGCGCTGATGCTTTCTTGGAATGCACTTCTCTTGAGAGCATTGAGATTCCAGAGGGAGTCCGGTGGATAGACCAGAGAGCTTTCTACGGCTGCACAAGCTTGAAGAAAGTTGTCCTTCCCAGCACGCTTGAGATCATAGATCCACGAGCTTTCTATGGCTGCACTTCTCTTGAAGAGATCAGAATTCCAGAAAGTGTCAAGTCAATCGGCGAAAATGTGTTTGCCGGCTGCCCGAAGCTGAAGAAAGCTGTGTTTGAAGGGTGGAACGGTCAGACACTTCCGGTGAGAGAGAACTATCCATTTGGCGCTAGAGAGTCTGCAGTGATGGGAGATCTTGACGAGTTCATCAAGAACTGGAAGCTTCCTGTTGAGAAGCCAGACTGCGCTTGTTCAGGAAGTTGACTTCTTGAATGGCTGAAGCGCTTGGGCTTTGATAGAATCTATAGCGTAAAGGAGAAAAGAAGATGCTTACAGACAGACCACTTAAAGTTGTGACTGCAGTTGGTCCATATGGACTTCCTGAGTACCACATTGTAGACAAGAACCAGAAAGTCTATGCAGTGGCATATGACATGGCAGCAGCTTCGATGTGCTGTGATGTCTTGAACCAGCGCTATCCAGTCGGCTGAAAGGAGACCCACAATGGTCAAGATCAACTCAGTCATTGAAATGGAAGTCAAGACCCGCGAAGAGGAGCTTGAAGAGCTCCTCGCTCCTGATGGCAAGCTGAACAATGACATATTCATCGCGCTTCAACATGTCATTGAAGCAGAGAAAAACCATCCTGCGGATGATGACACGAGCTTTGCTGCATATGCAGCGTTCGATGCTGCGATCAACACTTACATGAAGTATGCAATTGAGTGGGACCGACTGCAGAGAGCATGAAAGGAGACTTGCAATGTGGCCGTTCAAGAAGAAAGAAGAAGATTCAATGTGGCTAGTCACATATGTGCTAGGCGCATCTATAGATAACACAGATGAAGCTCACATCAAAGTGACATTTGACTTGCATTATTCATCAGCTATGGCGATTAGAGCTAAGACAGCATTTGAAGCTGCAGCAATCTTCGCCAGCAAGATGACACTTTCGCCGCATGTCTACATTCACAAGATCGAGAAGACTAAATTGTTCACATAAGTTCAAGAAGCTGAAGTCAGTTAGCTTCTTAAGTGGCTGAACCATCAAGCTTTTGATACAATCTATAGCGTAAAGGAGAAAAGAAAGCTATGACTGAAAGACCATGCAAGACATGCTGCATCTGCAGCAAGAAGTTCTATGGCTGGGGAAACAACCCAGCTCCTGTCAAAGCCAGCGGTGAATGCTGTGATGACTGCAACCGGAACAAGGTCATTCCAGCAAGACTAGCTCAGCTGACATCTAGCAAGACTGCTTAAGACTACCGACAACTACAACAAAGAGAAAGAAGCTGAACATGATCAGATCGACTGACAATGATGAGATTGAAGCTAAGCGTGATGAGACATTCAGGCGCAAGCATGATGAGATAGTCAACCAGCTGGTGAAGCCTGGTGACTGTGCAGACAAAGTCAATCCCAAAGTGCACATTGATCCAAACTATGTAGACAGGTCTACAGACAGCAGCTGGGGCAAGAAGAATCCATCTGCCTGGTTCTCAGATCTAAGTGACCGTGACTGGACTCTTCCACTTGAGAAGAAGATCCCCAATCTTCGCTTCAATGACATTCTTGACAAGTCTCTTCGTGAGAACAAGGGACAGTACGTTGTCAAGGAGAAGAGCCCAAAGCTGAAGTCAGAAGCACCTGTGATAAAGTAAAAGGAGACAGAAGATGAATGACTTGACAATGAAGAATGAGCTGCTCATGCTTGACTACTACGCAGGTGGACATCCATGCATGGTGCCGCCTGGCGGATTCACTGACGACTGGCCTGAGATGGTAGATGCTCTTGGCTCAAAGCGAGCCAGCAAGCGGATCAGCAACATTGTGTACCGCCTTAAGAAAGACGGACTCATCTATGCTGTGCCAGCAAGCGAGTCAAGGGAGTATGCTGGATGGAAGCATCTCACCAAGAAGGGTGAAGACTACTGCAAGAAGCTGGACGAGTCTGGATGGTGGAAGCGCTGGAACGGACAGTACAAGATCTTGAAGGAGAATGCAGAGACAGCTGAAGCTCCGAAGCAGAAGCCTGAGCAGGAAGAGACACAGAACACTTCAAGTCAGACACTCAGCCCTTGGATGGACACCTACATCAAGATAGTAGAGCTTTCTGAGAGCTTGATCAGTCTTTCAAAGAAGATCTCAGACAACAGCATCTAGGAGAAGCGCCATGAAGAAGAATGAAGACAAGACTGATCTTGAAAAGCTCCGGGCAAAGATCATACGTGCTGAGAAGCGAGTTGCTTCATGTGTTCCAAAGTCTATCCGGCGAGCTTTCAATGAAGAGCTGTGCAACTACATGTCTCTGAAGATACAAGAGAGCCGGATGCTGAATGAGACTCGGATAACCGGCTTCTGTCCAGATGAGCTTTGAGTTTAAGAATTCACTTTAATGTGGTATAATGTATACATGTTTAAGGGAATGAAGACCGTTGCTTGGGATTTGACTCACACGATGTAAATAAATGTTTGATCTTTGACAATTGACAGTTTCTTTTTTTAGATGCTTACAGCAGGTTTGTATCTGTAGAATAAAATTGGCATCTAGTTTTATTGGCTTTATGGGCCCGTGTCAGAGTGTGGTGATTGGAGCTGCTTTGCAAGCAGTGCGGTTTCGCGTGAGAGTTCGATTCTCTTCGGGTCCACCATTATTTTCATTGTTCATTTTTTGACTGCTGCTATTGGTTCGAATCCAACCTGAGCCTTACTTAACAGGAGGCTCGGAAAACTTATGAGTGAGCGGTTTCAGCAGTCAAAGATTCTTCAAGACACACACAGCAGTATTTTCAAGCCTGGTAAGCTCGGGGTCGCAAGTTCGAATCTTGCCGAGATCTTAGATCTCGTAGCTCAGCTGGTAGAGCACGTAAAAATGTGTCTTGCTTTTATTTTACAGGGCGTGGTATAGCAGCATTTCTGCACGATGGGTTTGGGTCCCATAGGTAGCCGGGCAGCACGGCTCGCCCTGACCAATTTTAGATGAGTTTGGTAATGCACTTGAGTAAATAAGAATATGAAAATTTATAAATGTACATGTGGAAAAGAATTTGACAATGGCCGTTCTCTTTAGGGTCATAAAAGAACTTGCAAAAGTTATAAGCAATATAAGTCAAAAAAGCAAAAAGATGATCTTTTGAAGAAAGAAGCTAGAAGACTTCCAAATGGAATGTTCAAATGTGAAAATCCTAAATGCAACAAAGAACATGATGGAAGCTATGGAACTGGAAGATTTTGCTCTGATTCATGTAGAAGATCTTATTCTGCTTAGTAGAATGACTTTGCTGAGATAAGCAAAAAAAGAAGATCTAGAAAATAGATGAATATTCATGAACAACATCTTAAAGCTAGAGCTCCAAGAGGAACATGGCAATGTAAACAATGCAACTTGATATTTGAAACTAGAGCTTAGTTGTTTGAGCATAATCATTAGATTCATCCGATTCAAAAAAGAACTTCTTGGAACAAAGGCTTGACGAAAGAAACAGATGAACGTATTATGAGAAATGCTCTTTCTGTTTCAAAAACAATGAAAACTAAAATAGCTAATGGTACTATTGTCAATAGATGTTGTTCAAAATATTGGACAATAGAGAAACGTAAAGAAGTATCTGAAAAGAAGAAATAGCTGTATCATGATCATCCAGAAAAACATCCAAACAGGAAACTTGCTGGCAATAAAAAGAAAATGACATATCCTGAACAGGTTGCATTTGATTGGTTGACTGAGCATAAAATCATATTTGAGCATCAAAAAGAATTTTGCTTTAATGAAATGAAACGATTTGTTGATTTTTATATTCCTTCAGAGAAATTATTTATTGAAATTGACGGTGAATACTGGCATTCTGAAGGAAATAGTAGAGATAAACAAAAAGACGAAATTGCATTAAAGCACGGTTATATGACAATACGAATTCGTCCTAAAAATAATGTTGTCAGATAGCTTGAGAAAATTTTTGAAAAACGAATTTAAGTCAATTGCCCATTTTGATATTTTAAGACTCAAACAGCAGCATCAGCTTATTCCCCACCATATTCGGAGAACAAGCACAATGAGTCTTGTCTATTTTTGAAGCTAGCAGCTGAACATGGTAGCAGCACGGGTTCTCCACAGCATGGAGGGAATCTTTGTAGCCGTAGCTCGGTTATCCCCGTCGGGCATGCCTATACGCTGAGGATCCCTAGCTTCAAGTCTTTTGACTGGATGCGTACCGAAGAGGTCATAACGGGGCGGTCTTGAACACCGTTTGCCTGAAAGGGCACAGAAGTTCGAATCTTCTCGCATCCGCCAGTTCTTGGAGAGATGTCTGAGCGGTCTAAAGAGGCTCCTTGCTAAGGAGTTGGCTGCAGCTATGTGGCCCGGAAGTTCGAATCTTCCTCTCTCCGATTTTCAAATGAAGCGCCCGTATAGCTCAACGGCAGAGCGGCTGCCTTGTAAGCAGCAGGTTGAGATCTCGGAATTCTCTGCGGGCTCCATTTCTTCTTGAAGACGCACACAGCAATCTAAAGCAATTCACTGATAATGAATACAAGCTAAACGCGTCTTGTCAATGCCAGTGTAGCCCAAAGGCAGGAGGCACGTGACTCAAAATCACTTCAGTATGGGTTCGAATCCCATCACTGGTACCAATTTCACGGTGTAGCTAAAATAGGTTAGCAACTGCCTTTTAAGCAGTGGCATGCAAGTGCAAGTCTTGTCACCGTGACCAGACAATTTCAAGATGTCTCCATCGTCTATCGGCTAGGACTCAAGTTTTTCATACTTGCAAGAGTGGTTCAACTCCACTTGGAGACGCCATCAACTTCAAGGGCGTGACACGGTATCGATTGGCAGAATCAATTGTGTGTCTATGCATGCAGTGGAGCTTAGTCCACTTCAAAACCAAGCAAACAACTAAATGGCGAGTATGACTACGCTATGGCTGCTTGATCTAAGCGATCTGTAAGACAACCTGCAGCTCTGGGAGACCGTCCGCTGGTACCGGAAGCTGCATCATCACTTGGCGGAACGTCCTCAAGATGTGGAAGCGCTTGAGGTCAGTCATTTCCACAAGATCTCCTGCGAGTCATTGCTCTTGCTGCAGCAGAGAGAAACTAAGCAGAGCATAAGCATGTGAACAAGGTGCATGAAAGACTGAGCAAGACGGGAGTTCGACTCTCCCCACGTCCATTCATTTGAAGTATATTTTATATATGAATGCTATTAGTGAAAAGTTGTCAGATTTTCCATTGAGAAAAGCTCTTTATGACAGATTTGGATCTAAGCTGTCTGATGAAGCATCAGAGTATTCTGCAAATGAAGCTGATCTAAAAGCTATATATGAAATAGTGAATGAAGTCATCTTTGAGTCAAAGTTGATTACTGATGTTGAAATTCGCATAATTGACAGAACTAATGAAATTGCAAAGGGAGCAATTGGATTCAAAGTTGACAATGCTACAGGAAAAATAGTTCCTTTGATAAAGATCATAAGAGAAGTGAAATATGATTCTATGGTTTCAATGGTGAATGTCATATGCCATGAAATGATCCATGAATTTGACATGTTATACGGACCAATTTCTAAAATGAAAGACCACACTGTTAAATTAGTTGGCACTCGTCAGATGATTGGTGAATATGATGTGCATGGAGACTATTTCAATGAATGGATGAAGATCATCATCAATGCTGGAATGATAGTCTCTACATATCAGCCAGATAGAATAAAATTCAAATTTTTCAAAGAGGAAGATTTCATGGATGAAAATGAGCAGACTAAGCTAGATCTAACTCAGAAAAAGAAAGCTGAGTATGATGACCTATGCCGAAGAATGAAAATGATGTATGATGCTGTCAAATCAGATGATGTATTTATTGTTGAAGTGACAAAAGACTACACATACATTTTGATGTCATGAAGTTTAATTGCATTTCAAATGCGGTATAATAATATATGTGAAGCGGTGGAAGCCGATGAGCATCCAGCTTTAAGACGCACACAGCAGCTGCTTGGATAAGACAGTTAATCTTAAACCCAACACGCGTCTTGCATTTGGTCTTTGAAGAATTTTATGGCGGATGAAACAACGCGGAGCAGCGTAGAAAGTCTCATACGCTTTCTGGGAAACCTAGTCGTGCAACTCGACCGTCCGCAATTCGATTTAAATATCCGCTAACAATGTAAATAAAAAATATGAAAATAATACATTGTAAATATTGTGGAAAAGAATTTGAAACCGATGGTTCATTTCGAATGGCAGGAATTGCAACTGCGCATATGAGAACATGTAAATGCAATCCTAAAAGAGAAGCAAATATTGCAGCATAGAAACGCGGTTCTTTAATAATGAATCGAAAACATGCTGAAAAGCTTACTCATGAAAAAATATAGCGTGAATTAACACGAAAACCACGTACATTTATATGTGAAAATCCTATTTGTAAAAAGCCGTATCAGTTAGATTTGACAGATTATGAATATGAAAAAGTTTTAAAAGGTAAAAAATATATAAGACGATTTTGTTCAAGAAGTTGCGCAAATGGATTAGGACGTTCACATAAACCATAGTTACTTAAAAAACAACAAACAATTAAAAAACAACAAACAACTAATAAAAAATATATTGTTGTTAAAATAAAAAGTCATATGAATGCTCGTTCTTAGAATAAAGTCTATAGATTTAAACAATGTATAAAATGTAAAAAATGGTTTTTAGATGTTGATAAAAGCAGTTGTTGCTCATTTGAATGCAAATAGTATGTAAAAACACATCGAAATGAATTTATGTCATAGGAAACTAAATAGAAGCTTTCTTTGGCTGGAAGACGATCAATTGCAAAATAGAATGAACAAAGACGATCAAAATGTGAAATAAAATTTTATAACTTATGCAAATCATCATTTAAACATGTTGAGCATAATAGTCCTATTTTTAATGGATGGGATGTGGATGTTTTAATAGTAGATGAAAAAATTGCTATACAATGGAATGGTCCATGGCATTATAAATAGATATCAAATGATAGACGATCATCATTGAAAGCTATTTAGAATAGGGATAATATAAAACGAAATGAGATACTAAAAGCTGGCTGGTCATTATATATTATTAAAGATTAGTTGTCTCCAAAACCATGCAAGCAAGATATATATGTTCAAAAACATTTTAATCGTTTTTATGATTTTGTATAGTTGAACAAAAATAAATAGTTTTATGAAGAATTTGAATTTACATCATTTTAAGACTCATGCAGCAGACTATCATTTACGGAATGAAACAAAATGAGTCTTGTCAATTTCCTCTAGACGCGTACAGAGAGAAATGGCTTCAGGTAAGAGCCGTGCTTGAAGCATCTAGCTGGCACGATAAGCTGATGAGCGTATCTCATCTAGCAACAAAGTGCTGGGTTCCACAATGCGGCTCACCATATTCACATCACATCGGCTAGCAACATCACTTTCATTTTTCATTTTTGTTTTTCCTTTAATTGAATCTTGCAGGAAGTTTGAGTGTGGGAGTTCCACTGGCGCGCAGTGTTGAGCTCATCTTCTGTCGGGTGTCTCCGCAAGCACAGTCTCTGTGATGGAGCCGGCACATGAAAAACACTCGGCCTTTAAGACACTTGCAGCAGACTTATTGATCTTGAAAATCACCAAACACACGTGTCTTGCTTTAGACTAAGACTAAGTCCAGCTTCAAAGCTGGACTTTTTCTTTTGTCTTGAATGGCTGAACCACTGGGCTTTTGATACAATCTATAGTGCAGCAGCAATAAAGGAGAATGAAGATGAAAGAAAAGACAACAGAGATTGTCAAGTGCCAGCAAGTCATCCATACCGGGCTCTATTCTAGCAGAGCATTTGATGTGCTTAGAAAGATCATGAATGCTGAAGAGCTGGTTGAAAATGAACGTGGTAATGTTGAGAAAGTCTTCAACAAGAAGACGGCAAAAGTCATGAAGAAAGCTGATCCAATACTTGTCAAAGGATGTGCATGCATTGACCAAAGCACAAATGAGATCTTGATCGGTCCGTTTGAGCCTGAATATGATGATCTTATAGATGATCTAGAAATTGAGGGAATAGATGCCAATGACGTATGCCATATTATTGGAGAATTGATAAAAGCTATGTGCGGCAAGAAGACGACAGATCTGAAGTTCAAAGCATACAGCTATGCAGTTGGAACAGAAGTCTCTGTCTATGACAACCCTAGCCATGAATGCAAAGTGAAGATTGCTGATGCAAATGTCGTAGCTGACTTCTTGATGAATGCAGACATGTCAAAATACGACCGCAAGCTTGTGGACTCAATAGTCGGCAAGCCGAACAACTTCATTGCTGTTGAAGCAATTCTTTCACTAGACCGCGAAAAAGCAGCTCTCAAGAGCAAGTTTGATGCCTTAGTTGAAGAGGCTAGAAATGCTCGTGCTGCCAAGATCAATGCTGCTCAGCTTGAATATGATGAAAAAGTGCATGCTATAGAAAATGAGCATGCTGCCGCAATAGACATGATCCGCAATGAATATGCTAAGCATCTTGCCGAGATAGATGCTGAGATCAGCAAGTTGAGAGGCAGAAAGCTATCTTACCAGCATCTTGTAAGTCTGTCATGAAAAAACTTGAAGTCTTGAGTGGCTGAAGTGTCTGGCTTTTGATATAGTCTATAGTGCAAAGGAGAAAACTATGTCTTACAAAAGCATCCCCCGCCGAGCCATCCGCACAGGATTGTACACAGACAGAGCAGTTGAGCTTGTCAAGAAAGTGCTTGCTGTCTGCTGCTGCAGGTTTCCCAAGACAAAGAATGGAGAGAACATCCGTATGGCTATCAACGTGTATTCCTCAGTCTACAGAGACCCTTCAGGCGAAGTTGTCATCGGCAACTCTGAGAATGCTATTAATGTACACTACTTTGAAAATATCTTTGAAGAGAGGCTCCACGGCTTGTCTGACAAGCAGATCTTATGCTGCATTGCTAGAGCATTCAAGTCAGGCATTCTGAAAAAATGCTCTCCTGAAGAATGGCGGCATGACAGCAGAAAGTCTTTCAAGGACAAAGGCTCATACTACAGAGTCCGTTTGCATCTAGACCCGCTGCAGTACATGGACGATGATGACGATGATGACGATGACTATGAAGAATGCAAGCTTGAGAATGTCAGAGTGTCTTTGAAAGATGCTTACTTCATCTGGGCTAAGCTCCTAAACAAGACTGCTGAGCTTGAGAAGTTTCCAGAAGCTTACATAGAAAGCTTCACAGGCGAACCAAATGATCCAGTCAGATATGAGGTGCTGAAGGCTGTTGAAGATGAGATCATAGATGCCATAGACGATCTTCTCAACAGAAAAAGAGAGCTCAACCGTCAAGAAGATGAAGAGATTGACAAAGCCGAGAATGCCATCCATGAAGCTTTTGTGGTCAAGCGCAGAGAGCTGAACAAAGATCTTGTGAAGAGGTTCAATGCTGCTAGAGAAGCTGCTAGACTTCAAGTGGCTGAAGCATAGATCTTTTGATACAATCTATAGTGCAAAGGAGAAAAGAAGATGACACCACAGATACGGACAGGACTCTATTCAAAGATTGCATGCACTTGCCTTAAAGCTTTCTCAGACAATACTGTTATCGAAAACAGCTCACTTGACGAAATTGATGACATCAACAACTATAGCATTGTTGTGCAAGATGACTCAAACGAAGTTGTCTTTGTTCCGTTCAAACACATCAGTAATGACAATTTCATAGAAGCCATTGAAGAAAGCGGCATGTCTCAGACTGAGATTCTCAAAGAGTTCGGCAAGAAGATGCTTCAATTCGCAAGCATACAGTGCAGAAAGTTCAAGCGCCCTCTCAGCGGATGCTTAGATGAGAAGCTAGTCTTGAACGTGTTTGATGATGACAGATGTGAACCTGGTGAAGAGCTTGAAGTCAAGATCAAAGCTAGAGACTTTGTCTGCACTGCAAATCTTCTTGCTGGAAATAGCATGCCGAAGGGAATCTCAAAGAAGCTTGTTGAAAAAGTCAAGGGAATCCCGCTTGATCCAGTCTGCTATGAGTCTCTGCGGACTTTGAGAGAAGAGATTGCGCGTCTCAAGAGCAAGCTTGATGATGACTTTGCAGCTGAAGAGAAGGCTCATGAAGAGCGCAAGCGGCAGATCATTGCTGACAATGAAGCAGAAGTCGAGAAGCTTGAGAAGATGATTGAAGACATCCGGTCTGCCAAGAAGAACTTCTGCGCAGCTTGAGTGGCTGAACCACCGAGCTTTTGATACAATCTATAATGCAAAGGAGAAAAAACATGGTCTGCACAGGCTTGTACTCAACTAAAGCAAAGAAGCTTCTGAACATCTTTGTCAATGCTAAAGACATTGATGGACAGGCAATATCAGGTTCCAGCTTCATAGACAAGTTCTCTAGGCATGTTCAAGAAATTGTCAAATATGGTGTTGTCAGACAGCTTGACACGGGTGAGATTGCTATTGCCAACTTCAATGCTTTCCTTTCCAGATGGAGTGATGAATCATCTGTGTTCAACAGCACATGCTCTAGCACTGCATTGAGAGACTTTGCTAAGTTCATCAAAGCTCATGCAGCTAAGCATAGAAGACCGGACACGAGAACCAATGCACAGCTTTCTAAATGCTTCACTAGCAGAAAAGCTCTAAAGCGCGGCATGAAGATTGAGATATGCCGTGGAGTGATCAACTCAGCTGGATACTATGCAGATGACAAGATAGAGACAGTGGATGTATATGACATTGTGCTGCTGCATGACATCTTAGCTGGCAAAGACCTCTCTAGATGGAGCAAGAAAGACGTTGACAAGATGATAGGTGTCGGACTGAATCCCATCCAGTATGAGATGGTCAAGTCTCTTGATGAAGAGATCAAAAGCATGAAGAAGTCTCTAAAAGACATTGTGTTCGACATGGAGAACCAGATGACTGACGAGCTCACACAGCTGAAGTCTAAGTGGCAAGACAAGATTGTGCATGTCAAAAATGAATGGCATAACAAGATCGCTGAAGCTTCAAAGCTCAGACGGCAAGCAAAGTCTAAAAAAATGCAGCTGTCTTGAGTGGCTAGACCACAGACTTTTTGATATGATCTACAACGTAGACAACCACAAAGGAGAAAGAAGATGAAGACCAAGACCGCATCCAAGAGCATCACCAACAGCAGCTACAACTGGTACGACATGGGAAATACTCCTCTGAAGTATCCTGTCCATGGAGACGGAGCTATGGGGAAGACCATTGTCATTCCTGCTGGTGCTAGGCATGTCAAGATTGCCTTCAAGCAGAGCTGGATGAAGTGGTATGATGAGACCACTGGCACTTGGAAGAAGATGAATGTCTATGACTGGAACGGACATATCTGGCACGGACGCTAAGACTAGCACATAGGAATTCCATACATTGTCTGGGCAGTCCAGAAGGGCTGTCCAGGCAGCTTAGATGCATTTGAGCTGAAAGGACAAAGATATGGCAGACAAAGAAGAGCTTCTAAGCAAGAAGAAGAAAGCATTGCAGAAGCACAAAGACGGCAAGAGACTGACATATGAAGAGACGGCATTTGCTCTCTGGGATGAAAAGTCTGAAGCAAAGCCGATGTCAGCAATGGGCATCTACAAGATTGAGAAGCGTGCTCTTGAGAAGCTCAAGGAAGCTCTGAAAAAGTACAACATCCACGGCTTAGATGACATCTTTGAGCCGAAGGACAGAGAAGTTGCCAAGAAAGTGACATCTTCAGCTGTAGACTTATAAGCTTTAAATGGCTGACATTGTAGACTTTTGATAAGATCTATAGTGTAAAGGAGAAAAGAAGATGCTAAGCAGCACATTGATACATACAGGCTTGTACACAGACAAAGCATACAATGCTGTCAAAGCTTTTGTAGACAACTACTCTTGGGCTGGAGAGCTTGGCACATGTGACATTGACATGTCAAAAGATGTCTGGAGCTGCATAGAATGGCTTTACAGCAGAGGGTTTGTTGAGCGTCATTCAACAAATGAAGTTGTCATAGACAGATTCTTCAACTGGACTGACAATGAATGGCGGTCTGCTATAGAGATGTCTGGCATGTCTTTTGAGAAGATCCTTGCTCAGCTTGGCAGATGCATCTACGACTACCTGAAGACACTCTTTTCTAAGAATCTGAAGTCGCATATGGATGACAAGATCAAACTGATTGGATTTCGTTCACCAAACATCGGCAGAAAATGGAATGAAGACAAGCCGAAAAAATACATGGTCAAAGTCAAAGACTTGATGTTTGTCGCAGACTTATTCTTGAAGAAAGATGTTATAGGCATCTATGGAAAGAAATATGCAAGCACATTCATCGGAGAGCAGCTTGATCCAATTGCATATGAGACAGTCAAGACAGCAAATGAAGAGCTTGATGCTTTAGATGCTGAGTCTGAAAAGACCATTGAGAGCATCAAAGATGAATACAAGAAAGCAGTCCAGGCACTGAGGCAAGAAATTGAAAGAGAATTCCAGATCAGGACAGCTTCAATTGACGTCAAGTACAAGACAATGCTAGATGCTGCAAAAACTAAGTTTGCAAAGAAGAAGAATGATCTGAAGTCTTTGATATCAAATGCCAGATCTGGAAAGAGCATGCTTGTCTAAGCAAAAGGAGAAATGACTATGACCCGCATTGTGGCCTATAGTGAATGCATGTCATACAATGGATACACTTTCACGCATCCCAAGCCGGACAGCCAGTATGTCAAAGTGCTCAAGTATGTCTTCCATCATAGTCCATGCTCTAGAGACGAAATCTCTAGGAATGCTCTAGGACTTCCACTGTGGCGTTCATCTAGAGGATGGTGCTCCTCTATGTATGCAGCTATGGTTAAAAAGGGCTTGATAATCCCTATATATGCTGGACGCAGATGCACTTATGAAATAAGCCAAGCTGGATGTCGGCTTCTAGAAGAAGTCTATGCTCATGAGACTAAGCCTCTTCGCAAATGCAGACGACAAGATTGTAAATAAAAGTGTATAATTTATTTGATGGCAAGCTTAGCTTTTCCTTTCGTGGGCTTGCCTGGCGTCTGCGGATTTTTCTCCTTGCCGCGGACGCCTTTTTCATTTTCTTAAGTGGCTGAACCGTCTGGTTTTTGATATAATCTATGCCAGAAGGGAGAACATCTATGACAAAGAAAGTCTACACTCAGATGCACAGCGGTCTTGCTTATGAGCTTGTAAATGAGATGTGTCTGATCTTGAACCAAGCTAAGAACACAAACATCACGCTTGTTCCAGACCGTGAGCCAGATGGCGAGGTGTCGTTCAAAGTTGCATTGCTTTTCTCTGTCAAAGATGACAACATTGCTGGATTCATCAAGACAGTGATCAGATACTTGCTTGAGAAGAGCGGCATTGATCCTGATGATCCAGACTCAAGAAACAGCCGAATTCCTGTCGAGTTCTTTCTGTCTGACGGTCCGCATGCTCTACCGTCTGAGTTCATGCTAGCTCTCTATGATGTCTTAGACAACAGTCTAGACAGCATGAAGCAGTCTTATCCAGAAGGATGGCTTGACATACTAATGGGAGCTAAGAGAGACACTGTGACAGTGGAGCTGATTGAAGTTTGCCAAGAAGAGCTGAAGAAGCTTGCAGAAGATGAGCATAAAGCTTTAGATGAGCTTGTTGAGAAAGAGAATGCAGAGACAGAAGCACTCCACAAGAAGTGGAGTGAAGCCCAAGAGTCTGTCAAGCATGACTTCAGAAAGAAGCGCAACGAGATCAAAGAGATGCTGAGCAAAGCAGAGAATGGAGAGATTGGATGAACAATGCGGTAATCATGAAGGAATATTCATTCAAGACTGGACTGTTCACGCCAGAAGCATTTGCAGCCATAGATGCTTTTTTGACAATGACCAAGCACTATGGAGACACTATATTCTCTTCAATGGAGTTCTTTTATGCAATAGACATCAGACGCATGTCCATTGTCCAAAGCTTCTATGGAGAGACTGTCATAAAATGCTATGTCCATCCCAGTCTTTCCATCAATGAACGTGAAAGCACAGTTAAGAAGTTCTTTGCAAGCAGGATTGACAGTCTGTTCAAGCAGTTCAATGCAGTATATGATGAAGACAGCATCATACTTCGCAACACCAGCCAAGTGCTCACGCTTAGAAGCTTGGGTAGATATGCTAATGTTCCTGTGAAATTCTTGATGCTGTGGAAAGACATGCTGACGGACAACAAGAAGATGCTTGAGACTGTTTACTCAGAAGAGTACATCAAGAAGATGGCAGGTGCTCCATTTGACATTGTGACAGCTGAGCTTGTAGATGCGTGTGAGAAAGAGCTTGTTAGCTTGAAGACTAAGATGGACAATGACTTGATAGCGGCTCATAAGAAGAGAGATGAAGCAATTGAAAGACTGAGCAAAGAGTGTGAAGACATCTGCAATGACATTGGAAAGAAGTACAGAGAGTCTCTAGACAGAATACAGCAGAAGAGAAGTGAGATAGTTGCTGACTTCCTGAACTCAGCTGTTTAGATTTTCTGTCAATATAGTAAAATATATAACTAGGAGCGTAATTCAGCAGTTAGAATGCCATCCTTATAAGTTGGAAGTCGTGGTTGCAACTACCACCGCTCCTACCAATTCTAAGACGCATACAGCAAAACTTAAATGATCTGCAAAATCACCAAACATGCGTCTTGTCAAGCATATGTCCCTGTAGCTCAAAGGAAGAGCAACTGCCTTCTAAGCAGTTTGCTGGAGGTTCGAGTCCTCTCAGGGATGCCAATTAATTGAAAATTCTCATGCGGCTCTGGCATCAAGATCTCATTCCCTGGCTAGATGACAAGCATCTTCTAGCACTGCATCGAAGCTGCTGCTCTTTGAGAGGCCGAGGCTGGAAGAAGGACAACAGCGCAGACTATGTATTCAAATATGATCTAGCGCATCTCTACCAGTACCATCTGATTGTCATCCATGAGATGTACCAGAGAGACATTCGAGCTGATCCAGACTGGTATCGGCGGCAGTACAGAGGCAAAAGTCTTCCAGCATCTACTCTTCTAGAGACCGGAAGCTATGTCTGTCTGCCAGACCAGAAAATCTACAAAGAACATGACGACAAGTATCTGCATGAATGCTTAGTCAGTCTTCTAAAGAAGAAAGCTTCTCTCAAAGGGAAGTCAATCCATGAATGGCTGATGAAGCTTGAACTGAAGGACTGAATTCTATGGCTAAACAATGCAAATTCAAAGGGACTGATGAAGACGTCATCAGCTTTCTGGACAGCTTTGGAAAGCTTTTCACTTCTGATGGAAGGATCGGACTGCTAGTCAAAGCAAAGAACAACTACAACAGGTTTCTTCTTGTGGTTGACTCAGAAGAGAAAGACAGCACTTTGCCGCCATTGGTTGTGCCAGGATACACAAATGTCACAGTTCCTGCTTTGAACAAGATGATTGAGAAACGTCATCCAATGATGATGCTGCGGTCATGCAACTTCATAAGTCTCAAAGACTTAGCAGCTCTAGCAGATCTTGACAAAGCTGATGTCTACCGAGAAGTGTTCAAAGCTCTGAAGAACCGCACAACAGCTGCAGCGAAATCCAGCCAGACTGGACAGTTCTAGTTCTTTGCTTTCAAGAATGGAGGGACTGGCAAGTTCCAGAACATCTATGAGCTGATGATGAAAGTAGATCTTTGTGATTCTTGAGTGGCTGAACTACTGAAACTTTGATATAATCTATAGCGTAACAGCAAACTAAAGGAGACCCAAAATGGTACGTATACCCGGTGAACATGCACCCAACATCAAGAACCGCTCGTCTAAGAACCTCATCCTGCTGACCAAGGTCAAGCCGGCTGAGAAGTCGATGAGCAATGAAGAGCTGATGAAGTACTCTTCTCGCGCAGCTGTCAAAGAGCTGAAGCGCCGTGGAGTCATCAAGCCCGCTGACAACAGCAAGAAGAAGTGAGAAAAGCTCTTCTAAAGCGAGTTGCGCCTGCAGCGAGCCGCAGGTCAAAGCACTATTCACATGTCCGTGCAGCTCCGGTTGAGAGCAATGCTGTCAAGAACCGGATGCACAGATATGTGAATCTTGCTAAAGCTCTGTTCCGCAAAGGCGCAACTAGCAATGGAAGGACTTTCAATGTCTGCTTTGCAGTTGACAAGTCTAAAGTGATTGCGATAGGCTTGAATGACTATGACCGAGACATGTCTGGCTACAGCAAGAAGCTCAAGACTGTCTACCGGAAGTATGGTGAAGAGTCATATGTCCCAAGCTTGCATGCTGAGATCTCTGCGATCTTGAAGATCGGAGTGGATGACTGCTCAAGACTGTCATTCTACAATGTCCGTCTAGACAGAGACTGCCACTGCAGAAACAGCATGCCATGTGCCAACTGCTTGAGGATGCTCAAGCATGTGAATGCAAAGAGCATCTACTTCTACGATGAAGAGATGAACATCTGTGAGGTGTGAGATGAAAGACTGGAAGATCGGATACAGCGCATCATGGAAATGTGACAAGACTCTAGTTAATCCAGACAAGCCTTTTCGGACTGCTTACATTGAAGCTGACACTGGACCAGAAGCCGCAGAGTCTTTGAAGAAGGAATTTCCAGGCTGGGACATCAAAGTTGTCTCAGTTGAAGAATACCTTGAAAGTCAAGTGGCTGAAGCATCAAGCTTTTGATACAATCTATAGCGTAAAGGAGAACAAAGATGAAGATTGACGCTAGAGTAGAATTTGACGAAGCCACTGCAACTGAGCTGTTCAGAGACTATGTCCGAGTCCCAGTTGACATTGACTATGTTGAAGCAGACTATGAGTCTGTCCGTGAGTGGGTGGCAAATGAGCTTGAGACTATGTTTGGCAGGCCATTTGCTGTAGAGGACTTTAAGATAAAGAACATAGATGAAATCATAGACGAGATCAACTAAAGGAGAGAGACAATGAAGATTGATATGTACGGAATCTTTGAGATCGTCAACAGCAAGAAGCCTGAGCTTCGAGTTGCTTTCTCTACAAAGACTCTTGCTGAGCAGTATGCAAAGTCTATAACTTCTCTGAAGCACAATGTAGATTCAAATGCCAGCATCAAGACGATCATCAAGCCGATTGAAGCTGTGTGCAATGAGAAGATTGAAGCTGGAGAAGACAATGAGCAGCAGATGGATAGGCAGCAGCAAGTGTGACTTCTGCGGAAAGCAGATCACAGGCAAGCTTTACGATGCTAGGACTACGGATGGACCCTGGGCGACAATGTGTGAGAAGTGCTGGAAGAAGCATGGGACTGGACAGCTTGGAATTGGAATAGGTCAAGAGTATGTCAAGATGAAGGGCGAGTTCATCTGCTCCAGAGGAAACTAAGTCTTAGCAGTCTATGCTCAGCTTGAATGGCTGGGCATAGACTTTTGTTGTATAATCTATGGCATCAGAAGGGAGAACAACTATGAGACTTCTTGTTGATGTTGAATTCAATCATGACGCTAGAATGCGAGACTCTGAGCACAGCTTCTATGCTGAAGCGGATGACTTCTCTTATGATGAAGATGAAGTCCTTGAGACAGTGCGTGACAAGCTTGAAGCAATCTTCGGACGAGCTTTCTCAATATGTGAGTTCAAAGTGAAAGACATTGAGGCTCTCATTGAGAAGATCAGAGCTTTGAGGAGCAGAGCATGAGCGGAAAGATAGCAAGCGGAAAGCTCTCTCCTGAAGAGCTGCAGACTTTGAAAGAAGAAGCTGTCGGAATTCTTGGAGTCCGGCGGAAGTCTATCTTGTTTGCATGGCCGTTCATCGGGTCTATTGCCATGCGCATGGACATTGTGCCAGTGAGAGACTTCCGAGTCAGGACTGCATGCACAGACGGTGACACGATCTACTGTGACATTGGATTCTTGAAGTCTCTGTCAGCTGATGAGCAGAAGTTTGTGCTGGCTCATGAAGTCTGGCATGCAGTGCTCATGCATCTGACAAGAAAGCAGAGCAGAGATGCTGATCTGTTCAACATTGCAACAGACAAAGAAGTCAACCATCTTCTGAAGAACGACGGCTTCAAGCCTCCAAAGTGGGCATTGATGCCGACTGAAGCTGAGAAGGGGAAGTCTGCTGAAGAGATCTATGAGATGCTTCTTCTCGAGAAGAAGCCAAAGAAGAGCAAGAGCGGCAAAGGCAAAGACAACGAGTCTAGTGGAGAATCAGACCAGGACAATGAGTCTGGCACTCAGTTTGACAAGCACATCTATGACAATGACCAGGTTCCTGACGTAGATGATGATGGAAATCTGAAGACCGGCGTGTCTGACCAGTGGGGAGATGTCGGAGTTGACAAGGACTTCCGGCCGCGAGTGAGCAAAGACTTTGCTGACAAGATGCGAGAAGCTATCATTGCTGAAGCACAGAGATGTGAGAAGTCTAGAGGCGAGCTTCCTGCTGCGGTGAAAGCTCTCGTCTCTCAGATACTTGAGCCCGAGATCAAATGGGAAGAAGTGCTGGCACAGTTTGTCACTCAATGCTGCAGTGGATCAAAGAAGTCTTGGCTTCCGCCGAACAGACGGCATGTCTACAATGATGTGTATGTCCAAAGCCATAGGTCAGAGAAGATAAAGATCGCTGTAGGGATTGACACATCTGGATCTACAATGGCAGACCGAGGGAAGTTTCTTGGAGAGCTCTGTGGTCTTGTGAGGACATTTGGCTCCTTTTCACTTACGGTAATTGAATGCGACGCAGAGATCGGAGCAGTCAAGCACTACACTGAAGATGATGAGCTTGAGAATAAGATCACTGATGAAGAGTACTCAATGACTGGCGGTGGCGGTACATGCATGACACCAGTGTTTGAGTACATAAAGGACAATGCTCTAGACGTTGACTGTGTATGCATGATGACCGATGGCTGGATTGAGAGCATTCCAGAGAATCCTGTTGGTCTGCCTGTGATATGGCTTATAACAAAAGACGGAGCAATGGACTTCTGCGACTGGGGAACAAAAGTCAAATTTAAAGCAGATGCTTGAGTGGCTAAGACCATAGACTTTTGATATGATCTATAACGTAACGGCAACCAAAGGAGAAAACAAATGGTAAAGCATATTCCTAGCAAATGGTTTTTTGGTCTTAACACTTCTGACTATGGCGGCGGCTGTGATGAAGGCGTCATCTATGACAACTTAGACGCCATTGCATGCAATGGCGCAGACTACATCAGAGATGAGCTTCATAGCTGGCAGGAAGAGGAGACTGAGGGTCTTGAAGATGATGAAGCTGGCAATGAAGGCTTTGAAAATGCCTTGTCTAAGAACATTGAGTCAATTGTAAAGACTCTTGTTGACAATGCAAAAGCTAAGCCGGATGAATGCCATACGTTCACATTTGGAGCTATTGGCAGCGCAGACGACGCATTCATCATAATACGCCCGGCTGATGAAGATGACATTGAAATCTATCCTGAAGCTTGAGTGGCTGAAGCATAGACTTTTTGATACAATCTATAGTGCAAAGGAGAACAGCCAATGAACAAGACCTACCATTATGAGATCCCTCTTAAGAATGGATGCATTCATCGGAGCAATGAGTTTCTTACAATAGAAGAGTGTGTTGAAGACTGCAAGAACATGTGTGAAGCCTGCGGTGTTGACTATGATGACCGTGAAGTCAAGCTCTTTCTCACTGATGACTTCGGCGAGACTTATGAAGAGTGCACTGAAGAAGGTGAGCTCGCCGGCTGAAAAAAGCCCAACTGCTTGAGTGGCTGAAGCATAGACTTTTTGATACAATCTATAGTGTAAGTTAAAAGGAGAAACCAAATGAAGACTAATGCTAAACGCATCCTCAATTCACTTCGCTCCAATGAGATTCTTCTTCTAAAAGGCATTGCCAAAAATCCAAGAAAGACTAACTTATGGCATGATGTCCATACATTGAAGTATGAGGGATCTGTCTCTGAATGGCAAGCTAAATATGGAGAAAATCCAATAATCCATTTACAAGAACTCAAGCTAGTGTATGCTCGCTTAGCCGGCACCGGCAACTCAAGCATTGGTGTGTACTTTATTTCAAAGCTTGGCCAAAAGATCTTGTCAATGCTGAGTGGCCAAGCTTAGCATGATTTGATACAATCTATTACGTCGGAGCAAATCCGGCAACCACAACAAAACAACAAACCTACGAAAGGACCAGACAATGAAGAACCAGAAGAACCCTGAAGCCAAGAACCTCGACAAGGCTAAGGCCAAGAAGGTCAAGGAGCAGGAGCGCGCTAAGAAGCTCAAGCTCCGCGAGCGTGAGAAGGCGAAGCGCCTGAAGCTGCGCGAGCAGAAGAAGGCCAAGCGCGAGCGCATCAAGGCTAAGAAGCTCAAGGAGCGTGCCAAGAAGCTGAAGCTGCGTGAGCAGGCTAAGGCCAAGAAGCTCCGTGAGAGGGAGCGTGCCAAGAAGCTGAAGCTTCGCGAGAAGGCAAAGCTTGAGAAGCAGAAGGCAAAGCTTGAGAAGAAGGCTCCCAAGCAGAAGCCTGAGAAGACTGAGAAGCCGAAGAAGGAGCCGAAGGTCCATGAGCCCAGGAACAAGAACAAGGCAGAGGCAAAGAAGATTCTCTGCGAGGCCAAGAAGAGCCTACGTGCCAGCCTCAAGTCTATGAAGAGCTCTCCTCTGTTCAAGGGGCCTAAAGTTTTTCTTGACATCCTCAATGGCAATGCCTATGACTCCGGCAGCGGATGGACAGCTAAGCTTGAAGACGGCACAGTCAAGCTGGACTTCACGGCCTCGGTTGCCATCCCTCTCTCTGAGAAGTTCCTCAAGAGCCAGACTCAGACCAAGGGAGTAGTGCCGCTTGAGCAGCCCAAGGATGACATTGATGAAGCCATCGATGAGACATGCCCGCTTCCACCTGAAGTTGCAGCCATTCTTGCCAACCCTCCATCTGCTGAGGAAGAGCCTCTCAGTGCAGACCTTGTCCCCGCTGGTGACCTCTATGGCGCTGATGGCAAGGTTGATGAAGAGGACCTAAGCAAAATGGACCTTGATGAGAATCCTGAAGAGTCTAACGAAAACGAAGATGATATTGAGGACGACCATCCTGAAATCCCCGACTACAGAGATGAGCATGATGCAGACCTTGTAGATGCTCGTCGTGAGTTCTATGAGAACTTCAGCGATGAACTTGAGCCTTTGGATGACTAAAGTCGTAGGTTAGTTGTCGTGGTGCCGGGACCGTTTATGCGCGGTCCCGGCTTTTTTTGTCTCATGAAAGTGTAAATAATATCTGATGGAATATACTTTGCCAATGCTTATTGAGATGAACTAGAAAGCTCAACGGTTAGTTGAGCTGATGAAGCAGGGCATTGTCAAATTCACATACACAAAGATGTCTACAGGCAAGACTCGAACAGCATATGGCACTTGCAGAAGAGATCTGATCCCACAGAAGTTCAGACGAAAACAAGGACGCCCAAGAAGAAGACCAGACTATCTTGTCATATACTATGACATGCAGAAGCATGACATCCGTTCATTCAAAGATGAGCTTTTGAAGAAGATATTCCCTCCAAAGAAAAGCCCTGAACAGCAGAGCTCAGAAGAATCTACAGACAAAACAACTAACTAAAGGAAACAAAAAATGGCAACAACTACATTCTTAGGCATGCCGCCTCCTGGCATTGAAAACTGGATCAGAAATGGCAGCCCAGAGCCAACTCCTCCAGAGCCAACTCCAACTCCATCGCAAGAAGCATGGAACTGCAGTTTAATGCCTAACGGAGCTGAAGAACCTACAGCATTTCAATTGATTCCAACTACATCCGATCCAGCAATATCATGCATTTGGGCAGGCAGTTCTACTGACGTTGGCGCATATGAACTTTCAGTGAAATATGAATTTCAGTCAGATTATGAATGGTCATACATGGAAAATAGCCCAGGCGGCGGATCATGGACTTCAATTAATTCAGGAATAACACCAGATCTATCTAGCCCAACGTCAATTGGATTTACCGGCAACAATGGAAGCTATGCATTGACTCGTACACTTTCTTGATATTCTTGATCTTCTTGAATTCCTTCTTCATAGTTCAGCCAGATGTTTGTGCATCTGGCTTTTTTAGTCTCTACAGATGTAGAATTTTCTTATGAGAATAGAGTTGATGCACAAGCTGCTTGACCTAGCAGGATTCATATATGAAGAGCTGACAGATGAGTTCAATGACTCAAAAGACCTTGGAAGAGAGTTCTTCAAGTACATGAAGAGCAAGCTGTTTGATGACATGACAAAGAAAGTCAAAGTCTCAGACTTCATCTATGAGAAGATCTTGGAGCTAGATGCCGATGAGTTTGACAAGAAGTACTGCTCAAACTTGAAAGCCTGCAAGAAGACTAAGAGCCAGATGACATTTGTCGTAGCAGTTGTGACACAGATGCTTAAGCATTCTTCAAAGAATGAGATCATTGACTGGTAAATAGCATCATGTACGACAAAAAGATTTTGATGTAGAATGGAAGCATTCTTCTGCTGAATGGCAAAGTGCTGCTGTATTCTCCAGAAGCAAAGCGGTTTGCTGTAGTCTCAGACTTGCATCTTGACAACACAACACAGGGAGCAGTTGAAGACTTTGACAGAGCTTTGACAATGCTTGAGAACAGAGGGGTCACAAATGTCTTCTGCTGTGGAGACATTGTCTCAAATGCTCAAGCTTCAAGCTATGCAAACTTCACAACTGTGAAGAGCAGACACCCCAGCATCAACTTCTACTCGTGCAAGGGAAACCACGACTACTCTTACTCAGCTGCAGACTGGCAGAGCACAATAGGCACAACTCCAAACTATGCATTGACTATTGATGACAGCCGGTTCATCTTGATGTCTATTGACACAAGCAGCAATCCATCTTCAACTCCATACAGCAGCTCAACTATCTCTTGGCTCTAGACTGAGCTGACAAATGCTGCCGGAATGTCTGTCTATCTGTTCATGCACTACCCCTTGAACTCTTTCTCAAACTCTTTCTAGTATGCAGGCTTGAACAAAGGACAATACTATGGATATGCATCTGGATCAACTCAGTGCGCAGCAATTCTAGACATGCTGAAGAATCATGGAAATGTTGTTGCATTCAGCGGCCACACTCACTATGCTTTTTCTGTTGAAGACTACTATTCATGGGTGATGCACTACTCTTGGCAAGAAAATGAAAGTCATGTAGACTTAGTGCATGTCCCATCTCTAGCGATCCCTCGTGACAAAGACATGAACACTATAGACTCAGGATCTCCATCTACTTAGCCTGTAGGCGGATACATAGTATAGTTTCCAAAAAATGGAAAGACTGATGTCCAAGGAATTGAAATGGGTCAAACTGCATCTGACAGACAGAAAGGAGACATTCTTCCAGACCATGACTACATCTGTCCATCAACTTTGCCAACTGCTAATGACTACAACAAGACTGGTCTATTAGGTCTATGGGATGGCGAAGAGAATGCAGGCTTCAGCACACATAGCTCTTCAGCAACTACATGGAAAAACCTAGCTTCTTCAACTGGCTAGTATGATCTGTCTAGATCTTATGTCTCTTGGAGCAGCAAATATGCAAGCTTTGTAAGAAGTGGTGCTTGGGACTCAATGGCATTCTAGACTTCTGAAAACACACTGATTCCAGCACTTAGCAGCGAATGGACAATCGAATGCGTGTTCAGCCCAGACTCTGGATATTTCTAGAACTATGCTGGCATAATTGGTGACCATAACACAACGAGCGTCAGTGGAAACACAAACAAGCCTGGAATTGTTGGATTCTAGTATGAAAATGGCCATGTCACAGTGAAGTTGTACTGCGTAAACTACAGCACTACATTGATTGATGGGTCATCTGGAAAGTCTTTAGACAGCTATGTCCAAGCTAACACACCGGTGAGCATATCTTTCTAGGGCTCAGAGACTACGCATACTGCAAAAGTCTATGTCAATGGACAGCTTGTGACAACTGTGTCTAATGTGGTGTCTGACCGTCTTACATTGAAACTGTCAATGCCTTTCCTAGTTGGTGCTGGATATTCAGGCGAAGCAAATAGAGTGTTCAGTGGAAATGTCTACAATGTCAGAGTCTACACAAGAGCTTTGTCTGATGTTGAAGTGTCAAACAACTTTAAGATTGACAATGCAAGATTTAGCATTAGCTAAGCATCATTGTTAAAAACTGTCATCATCTAGCCACTTGAAGAAAGTTGATTTCTTAAGTGGCTAGAACAGTCTAGACATGATATGATCTATAGCAGAGGAGAATGCTATGGACATGCAAGATCTAGACCCTGTCACATATGAGCTGATTGCAGCTATTGATGATGAGATACGTGCAGCATTCAGAAAAGCAGTTGATGCCCAGCTCATAGACCGCCAGATGTATGACAAAGCTATTGCATACATAGCTGATCTCTACTATGAGAAGAATGAGCTGATAGCAAAAGCTAAGACACAGACTTCACAGCATAGTCCACGGTAAAGGAGACAGACATGGACAATCTATCTAGACTAGAGACTGCACCCATCAGCATATTTAGAATAGCGCAGAACATTCAAGATGACATAAGAAATCTCAATGCTGAGAAGCTAGATCCTGTGTCATATGAGTCTATTGAGACTGTGCGTGAAAGGATCAATGAAGTCTTTAAGAGATCTCAAGACAGACGCAGAGAGATCACAGCAAAATATGAAGCAGCAATAATTGAGCTTGAGACAAAATGCTGGGCTGAAATAGCTGAAGTGAACCAAGAAGCTACAGAAGAGCTGTGTGATCTGAGAGATCTTGAACGAAAGCTGACAAAATATGCTGTCTGAGTGGCTGAACAAGTCTACAAATGATATAATCAATACCGTCAAAGGAGAGCAGAGATGACATTTGAAGCTTTATGCAAAGACATCTATGGACACACTGAGAAGGTGCTTGTTGACGAAGCATATGTAGACATGTTTGACTACGATGATGTTGAAGACTGGTGCAGACATGAGCTGATGAAGTCTGCAGACTTTGACTTCAACAAGTTTGACATCATCAACTACATGGGAATTGTTGAGCAAGCTTCAGACGCTTTGTTCAAGATGTAAAAGGAGAAAAGAAAAAATGGCAGAGAAGACTACAACAGTGTCTATTGACACTCACAACAGAATGAGCATTGAAGAGCTCATCGAGATACTCAGGACAAACTGCAGGATGATAATTGAGAATCCAGCTCTGGCTGAGACTCTTCCGCCGATACTCATCCACTCGTCACCTGGAATCGGCAAGTCATCTGTTGTCAAGCAAGTTGCTGACAGCTTGGGAATAGGCTTTGTAGATGTGCGTCTGGCAGAGATCGAGTCTGTTGACATCCGTGGACTTCCCTCTGTAGACAAAGAGAAGGGAGTCATGAAGTGGAATGCTCCTGACTTCTGGCCAAGAGACCCAGACTCAAAGGGAATCATCTTCTTGGATGAGATTACCGCATGTGACAAGTCTTGCCAGGTCGCAGCCTATGAGCTGATCCTTGACAGGAAGATCGGAGACTTCTACAAAGTCCCCAAAGGGTGGTACATTGTCAGTGCAGGAAATCTGACAACTGACCGAGCTGTTGCGACGACAATGAGCTCAGCTCTGTCAAACCGGTTCCTCCACATTGAGCTTGAAGCTGACCATGAAGCTTGGCTGAGATGGGCGCATTCTCATGACGTGCATCCTGCTGTGACAGGATACATCATGTACAGGCCGGAGCATCTGTTCAGCATGAAGAAAGAGAATCTTGAGCGTGGCTGGCCGAGTCCCAGGTCTTGGGACAAAGTGTCACAGATGGTGAAGATCTACCAGGGGAATGAAAGCCTTCTCAGGAAGATTGTCTACGGGCTTGTCGGACCAGCTAAGGGCATTGAGTTCATTGAGTTCTTCAAGATCAACAAGAAGTTTGACAACATCATTGACATGCTTGAAGGCAGAATTCCTGTCAAGATCCCGACGAAGAATGATGAGCTCTATGCATTCTGCAGCTCTCTCACTTATGTCTTGTGGAAGGGCAAAGATGAAGCTGAAGACAAGAAGCGTCTTGACGGATTCTTTGAGATCCTGTCTATGATGGAGAACCGTCCTGACTTCATGCTGATGTGCTTGAACGGTGCAATGTATCCTGGCACTGATGAGCAGAATGCAGCTGCATGCGAGAAGCTGTACACTCACAAGATGTGGTCAAAGATCTCGGCAAAGACCAAGAAGCTGGCATTCAAATACTCAGACCGCTGAGTGGATGTGCATTCAGTACAATCCAGCTTGAGCAGCATAAGACAGACTTAGTTGAAAAAGAAAGCCAGGCACATATGTGCCTGGCTTTTCTAGCATTCAAAAGCGGCTCACCCTTCAAGCGTCAAGTGAATGCTAAGTTGTCTGAGAAGTCTCCGCCGAAAGTTGAGAACTGAGGGACAACATGGTTCACATGCTCAGGGTCCTTTGGCCCATAAGACCCCTTCTGCAGAAGCCATGAGTCAAAGTCTACATACCGTCCACCGTCTTTAGTCTTCTTCCAAGCTGTGCGCACTGCACTAGCATACTGTGTATGCTGCTCAGGCTCATATGTTGTTATCTTCTTGTCTTCAGCTGCAGAGCAGAGCTTCAAGATCGGAAGCTGAGATCCAGATCCCGCTTTGAATGCCATGTCATGAGTGAACATTGATGTGATGTAAGATGCAATGTCTGGCGCATTCTCATCAGCTGTGCCAGGTGCAGGTGCTTTCATCAAGTTCTCAGTGTCTATCATGCTGCCGCTGTAGCAGCTGTCGAAGAATCCAAGCACTCTATGCTTAGCTTTCTTCAAGATGTCATATATCTCTCTAGCAAGAACATGTGTGTCATACAGGCGGAATGACCTTGTTGCTCCATGTGCATTCTCATAGAACATGAAGAACGGCCACTTTATGCCTTCTTCAAGCAGACGCAAGAAGTTGTCATGGGTGGCTTGCTCATCATATATGACATTGACATGGTTTGAATGCAGACGGAAGATCTCTTCTATCCAGTTTCCAGCATAGACAGGATGGATGTCTCTCTTGTAGTCCGCCATTGCTATCAAAGCAAATGTGTTCTCAGGGCTAGCAACATAGCGCATGTCAACTGGGCTGTCTTCTAAGTCTATGTTGATCTGCTCAATCGGCTTGACCATCAGCTTCCTCACTTTCTTCTGGAGTCTTCAAAGCTAGAGTTGCTCCCTTGACAAAGAGCTTCTCAAAGACTGGTGTTGGAACAATGTTGAATCCGCATGCTCCACAGTCTGTTCCAAGAGAGTTCTGCAAGAGGCAAGACTCTTCAGATGTCCCGATCAGCAGAAATCCCTTTGTGTAGTCTTCTGAGACCAGCTCTCCGACATCTGAGATCAGATGCTTATGAGCATTCATTGTAGCTGTAGTCAGCTTCAGCTCTACAATTGAGACTCCCCAGACTTCATTGAAGTGGCTTAGAGTCTCTAAGTCTTTTGTCCAGATGACCTCAGAGTTCAAGACTGCTTGTCTGTCTAAGACTGCTTTGAGAAGAGACTTCAAAGACGGCAAGTCACAAGACCGTCCAAGCCGGATGTCATCCGTGCAGCAAGCTTCTGTGTAGATCTTGCTGATGAACTCATCTGACACTTGTCCAAAGCATCTTGTCCTGTAGATGATGCTCTCTAAGAGCTGAGCTACAAGAGAAGCACCGCACTTCTCAGAGACATCTGCTCTCGGAAGCGGCGCCCAAGCTCTGCTGTCAGACACTGCAATCTGTCCCAGAGTCTCTAGCTTTGTGAACTTCACGTCATTGTCTACTGCAAACATCAGACATCCTCCTCTTTCCACCAGCTGACTGGAGCTAGAAGCTCAGCAGAGTCAAGTCCATTCTGCTGAGCATCTTCTAGCATGCTCTTCTCTGGCAGAGTCTCTCTTGGAGACTTTCTGTCATCTTGGATCTGGTTGTAGTCTGAGGAGATGATGTGCAAGATCTCCATGACTTTCTTGAAGAACTTCTTCAGAGCTTTCATCAAGCATCATCTCCAGTATCCAGGCGTGACCATCACTTGCTGCCAGCCGATGATCTGTCCAAGAGTGTTGTACACTGGACGAGTCTCATACACTGGCGGAACCCAGACTCTTGCTGCTGGAACAACAACTGGAGGGACTACTGCTGGAGCTGGCGCTGCAACAGGAGCTGATGTTGTCCAAGTTGAAGCAATTGCAGCTGCTGCAATTCCTGCGCCGATTGCTCCAACTGTGTATCCGATCAGTGGAGCTCTCCAGTGGTGATGTGGATGATGTGGAATTCTTGGACCGAAGTGAGGTCCAGGACGGCCGAATGCGCATGCAGCAATTGATGCTGCTAGAGCTAAAGATAGAATCTTCTTCATTGTGTCTGCCCTTTCTCTTATTATATTTTACCATGCAATATTTACTTCAGCTTGAGTGGCTGGATTGTAGACTTTTGCTATATAGAACAAATGTGCTTATATAACAATTTCCATCATATCTAGCCATTTAAGAAATGCATAGACATGTTTGAATTCTTAAGTGGCTGAAGCATAGACTTTTTGATATGATCTATAGTGTCGGCAGCTGATGGACAGCTGTTTGAAAAAAGGAGAAAAGTAGATGCAAGTGTCAATCCTAGACTCAATTCCCAAGTCAAAGCGCGCTTACTATGTGAAGAAGCGAACGTGGCTTCCAAGTGGTTCTCGCAATGATCCACAGATCCTTGACAAAGTGTGGTGGTATGTCATGCGCAGGCCTGTCAATCCACGCGGAGGAAAAGATCGCTTCTATGGGATCAAGACAAAAGTCTACAAAGGTCCATTTGTAGGCGATGAGGGAAAGATCCAAGCTGAAAAGATTGCTAAAATCATGAATGAGGACTTCCACGTCAAATTCGTCTAAGTCTTAAGTGGCTAAAGCATAGACTTTTTGATATGATCTATGGTGTCAGCGGCAAACAGCTGATCCAACTAAAAAGGAGAAAAACCATGAAAGACCACTATGCAACTGCAGATGAACTGATCAATGGACTTAAGAAGTTCAATGCCAAGAAGTACTCAAATGACATATTCAATGGTGGCATATTCATTGTGCAGTACTTCATTCCAGCTGGAGCAAATGGAAGCGCTAAGCTTCCAGATTTCTTCTATGGTGTAGAAGAAGACCGTGATGAAGTTGAAGCAGAAGCCAAGAAGCTTGCAGCTAAAGCTGGGCTTGAAGTCTATGGCATCCGCTTTTCAAAGTCCTGGACAAAGGATGACTATGCTAAGTTTCTCCGGTCTCATTTCAATGTCTGGAAAGCTGCTGTTGAGAATCATTGGACATTTGGTTCACACAATGACATTCCAACAACTAGCTTCAATGCACTTCCAAAAGTTGAGCAGCTTCGAGTGCTGAAGGCGCTTGGCCAGACGGCACCGTCAACTGCTATTCATTACTGCTAATACCACCCTAAGGAAAATCTAAAAGGAGAAAAGACAATGCCTATGAATCCCTGGAAGATCTACAACAAGAGCTCTGAGAAAGCCCGCCTAGCAGACCAGCGCATCAGAATCGTTCGAGACACCCCCGCTCAAGAGCCCTGTGAGCATGAGGACTTAGTCTTCGAGAAAGCTAAGTCTAAGGAAGACATTCCCTCTGAGGCTCTCATGACTTGGAAGTTTGACGGTCCAAAGAAGTCTTGGGGGCATCAGCCATTTTGGTTCTATACTACAGCTGAGCGCTGCAAGAAGATGGTCTCTGAAGATCCAGCCTTCTGGACTCAGGAGAAGCTCAAGAAGTTTGCAGACATCGAGCACAGGCTCTATGAAGACTGGTGGAATGGACATGTCTATGGATATGTAGTAGAGAAGTGGGATGCAAAAGATCGTGGGTGGAAGGCAGTCTCTTCAGCTTGGGGAATGTATGGAGTGAAAGACCTCTTTGACAATCTTGCTTCAGAGACAGACGGCGAGAGCATTATTGTCTGCATAGATGATGAAAGCATGGCAGGAGAGTTTGAGAATGCCGAAAAGCATCCCAACCAGTTTGACTGACCACCCTAGGAAAATCTAAAAAGGAGAAAGACGATGAGCAGAATCTCATTTTTGACAAAGAATGAAAGCTGGGAGCTTGGAGCTTTTCTAGATGATGTCTTAGTTGATGACGACTTCACAGAGAAAGCTGTCATTCCAGAGTCAGTCCAGATAGCGGACATAGCATATGCAGATCCCAAGGGACTAGCAAGCTATGACCAGATTGGTGAGCTATGTGCAGAATGCCCAAAAGATCTTGCTAGTGCTCTTCGCAAGCTCAGCAAGCGTGGAATGGCTAGCCTTGACAAGAAGAGCTGGACTTTGCATCTTGCCGCAGACAAGCTTGATGTTGAATATGATGATGAGAACTTTGGCTGTCCCTATGCAGTCATCAAGCCAAAAGTCTACAAGCCAAAGCCCAAGTCTGAAGACAGCAAGCTCAATGAGTACTGCTTCACTTACTTCACTAGATTCTCTGATGAGAAGAAGAGCTATGTGCGAGCAGCTAGCTTGATCGAAGCTCTCAAGAAGTTCCGCAGAAACCGCAGAGACTACAGTCTTGTAGAGATATCTTCAATAGAAGAGAATAGACACGACATCTACAAAGCTCTTCGTGAAGCGCATCTCAGCTTCTAGCAAGGGGCCTAAGCAAAAAGTCTACACTTAGTATGATAATGTCAAAGGAGACCAGATGTACACAGCAAGGCGCTTCATATCCTATATATCAGCAGGCAGGACTTGGATATTTGACAGGATGCTTTCAGCAGCTTTCCCAATGGCGAGCCTCAACTTCACAGAAGAAGACCTCAAGCATTGGTGAAAAAAAAATCTAAAATAGCAGTTTAAGATGTCTACATATGTGATACAATAATAGACGTAGACAGCAATACAACTTCTATTCAAAGAAAGCTAGACAAAACATGCTAATAGATGAAATGACAGTCCTGAAGGGCGTGATGGTGCAGATAAGTCCAGAAGCAGCAGTGCTTGTGACTCTCCAGTACCACTCAGAGCCTGGAGACAACGGAAAGAAGTACAATTCAAGCAAGTCCTCCAAGAGGTGGATAGCAAGGATAGACACCCTTGATAACTTCAAGAAGATGGTCAAAGACCTCTCAGCTGATGCAGTCAGGCTTAATCCAAACAGCTGGCCAGATGATCCAGCCAAGTACAGGATAAACTTCGGCAATGACAGCTCAAACGGCAAGTTCGCAGACATTCTGGAGACAAAGATCAAGAAGCTGAAGAGCTGGGCTGACGGTCTCAGCATCTTCGACGGATGGCAGACAAAGACTCCCAAGCGCCAAGCTGGGTACAACAACAATGCCAAGTATGACACAGAAGGCTGGCAAGACAAAGAAGGCAAGAAGTTCTCAATCAAAGACAAAGATGAGCTTCTCAAGCGAGTTGGACAGACAATCTGGAAGCCATTCGTGAAGATGCCGAAAGTAGTCATTGCGCCACCCTCTAGCCAGCAGCCAGCTCAAACAGCCATAGCCTAAGGAAAATCTACAAACAAAAGTCTACAATTTCTCACGTATAGTGAGATTTAAAAAAGAAAGAACAAAGAACATGATCAAGAACAACGAGAAGAACGCCCTCCGCAACATCAATGCCCTTGGTGAGGGAGACCGCACCTACTGCGGCAAGTACGGCATCATCACGTGCACGAAGCGCGCTTGTGCCAAGCAGCCCCGCAAGTTCAAGGTCGCCAAGAGCCAGACGCTGCGCAATGGCGGGAATTGGACTCTCAAGAACCTTCGCCGTGCCATCAACGGTTAAGAGCTGAAAAGCTCACTTGCTGTCTGGGCATGGGATTTCTCCTTTTTGCCCGTGCTCAGACAGCCTAAGCAATTTCAAACCAAACAAAGTCTACAAACTCTAAAAGAAAGTCTACAAATCATGACACAAACATTCATTGACGAGATGTTCAACATCGCCCGTGCACTCAACAGCATTCCTCTCGTGACAAGCACTCGGCTGCTTGACATTCCATATTCCAAGCCGGAGATCATTGAAGGGCACTGGGTTCCCAAGATTTCTCGTGTCCAGTACAATGGAGACACGACGATTGTCTTCTTCAACGACGGAACTCGCACGACTGTCAAGCTGTCCGAGAATGATGTCTACGACCGCAAGACGGCAATTGTCTATGCTATTGTCAAGCGCATGCTCGGCAAGGTGAATCCCGACAAGACAGTTGACGGAGACGGATTTGGCACCACCCTCCAGAGGATTGCCGATGCGGGATTTGACCAGGTGAAGGCCAAGAAGGAGCAGGAAGAGAAGAAGCGCATCGTGAAGGCTGAGCATGACAAGCGGCAGGAAGCAGCTAAGAAGGCAGCCTTTGAGCGCAAAGTCAAGGAGCGCGCTAGGGAGATCGCAATTGACGAAGCTGCCAGGAAGCTCGTCGCTGAAGAGCTGAAGAAGGATCCCGAGTTCATCGGCTCTTGCACATGCACAAAGAAGACTTGCTCCCGCACGTCAGCCTCTGAGAAGGAGACTGAGTACGTGCGTCCTGACAAGCCCTTCAGCCAGTTCACAAATGAAGAGAAGTGTGAATATTGGCGCGCACAGTACAGGAACCGCAAGAACCGCAAGAACAAGTAAATAGAAGCTAGTCTTGAGAAGCGACTAAATACAAGCTTCTCATGAACATAGAGCGCCGGCGACAACAATATGTCGCCGGCTTTTTTCGCGTCAAGGCCTAGCAAATTTCAAGCGCTTAGACTTGTAGACTTTCTGCAACGACGAAGCGCAGCCTTGGAGAGTGTGCGGTGTTTCAGCGCGCTGAGAGTCTGAAAGAAGCGAGTTGAAGAAGCTCGCGGCGCTTAGAAGAAGCGCGCAGCCTTGGAGAGAAAGTCTACAAAAATCTACAAATTTCCTCGCACGCGTAGAGAGTTTTGAAAAAATTTGTAGAAAAATCGCGGCGACGCCTAGCGCCGAAGAGAGCGAGCATGCGAGGGAGTGCCAAAAGAGAGTCTGAGAGAAGTCTCGAGCGCTGCGCGCTCTGTGGCAGTGTCTTGAGAGAATCTGAGAGAATCTGAGAGAATGAACGAGAGAGACAGACAGAAAAGAAACTACCTGGTCTCGAAAGAGACCACCCTAAGGAAAATCTGCATGCCTCAAAGAGATTGTTTTTTAGCAAAGTTCCAACTATCTTTGAGCTAGCCGTCCTATATGCAGAATGCATCCAGATGTTTGCAGAGCACCCTCAGATGCACTCGACTTCTGAAAAAACATAAACCATTAGTTCATGTTGAGATTGTCTACAATGCCTTTGAAATCTACAAAGTGACTTATTGACAGACTGTTTATAACCTGTTTATAAGTTGTTTATAAATGGTGATAAGCAAGTGATAAGCAGGTTATAGAAGTTGATATGCAGGTGATATGCTTTGTCAGTCCGCAAGCTCATTGTCCTATGGCAAAGGCAGCATCTGTCCAATGCACTTCCAGACATACTCCTTTGACTTCTCAACTGTCTCAATGTTCTCACCTAGACGCAGATTGTCATACCAGTAGCGGTCAATTCCGACAGCTTCATACTCGCTGTATGGTCTTATTGCTCTGCCATCTTTGACGTACTTCATATTCTAGATTGGATAGAGGTTGCCGTATCTGTCAGAAGTCAAGATGCCGTTTGCAAAGCAGTTTATCTTGCCAGAGGTCATCACATTGTAGTACTCACATTCTTCTTCAATGTACTAGACGTCGGTTATCGTGAGCGTTCCGTTGATTGAGAAGACTTTGTCTCCGACTTTTGCATCGCAGACATTTGTGAACTTGCTTTGGTCTACGCTGAATATGCGGTGGTTTGAGTTGATACCAGTAGTCTTTAAGACAGTTCCATTGTCAAATGTGAGCTAGTAGTAATGTCCATTCTTCAAGCCTGGTCTTGTCAGCCAGCAGACTTTTGCTGATCCAAGCTGTCCTTCATCGAAGTCCCAGACTTTGAGGACATCGCTGTAGGTGAGGTCTTCGATCTTCTTTGTTGTCCCGTCTGCAAGAAGAATGTCAGTGCCTTTGAGGATACAGGATGATGTAATGATAAATGAACCATCAGAGCAAGTTACTGTCGTTTGAATTCCAGCAGAATGTTGCTAACTTAATACCAAAGTCATAATTGGTCATAGACTGCACTTGAGAAATTGTTCTTCCTTCAAATATTACATTTGTTAATTTACCACAATATGTAAAAGCATACTTATCTATGTCTACAACACTATTTGAAATTGTTAGCTATTCTAAATCTAAATTTGCATAAAATGCGCCTAAACCAATGTTTGTTACGTCATTGCCAATTGTAAAACTAGTAAAATCATTAAACTATAATGCATAATCTCCTATGCTCGTCACATTTTTACCAATTGCTACATACACAAAGGCACAATTTGCCAATGAATAGTTTCCAATGCTAGTTATGCTGTCTGGCATAGCAGTTATCTATTTTAATATAATGGTATTATTAGTAACATACATATACCAGTCACTATTACCATTAGATGCAGCATACGATTTGATGTTCTAAACAACTACATTGAAAGTGCCTACTGAAGCATATTCATGGACTTTCTAGCTGACATCACCATTGACATTCTCAACAGTCCCGTCTCCCCAGTCAATGACAATGGGCTTGCTTGTGTCATCTCTTTGCGCTGAGTAGATGCCTGTCTTCTTGTAGTCAGATGTTGTCTCGACGACAAGCCGAAGCTTGTCATTTGCTGGCTTT